TCCATCGGAAGTGCAGTCATTGCTAGCGTCAACGGGACCATCATTGACCCCGAGATTGGGACCACCGCCATTCACATCGGAAGCCGCCGATCCTTTCGTAATGACGAAGTCAGCATAAGCCATTAGGGCGCCCTCCGAAGAATGATTACCGGGCCGGTAACTCTCTCAAACTCCCCCGCTCGCACAACCTCAATCTCCGCACCCATGTACTCAGCCAACTGCTCGATCTTGGGCCGGATGCGGGCCTTCAATGCCGTGTCGGCGGTGTCGGCTTCCTTCTCCTGCAAGCGACGCACCAAGGCTTGTTTGACGTGCTGCCAGAAGAAGTCTCTCGGAGAATCTCCGCTGGGGCCTACTGTCACATCGCACGCCGAGGCGACCTGGCGATACTTCGCCCGTGCCGCTTGGTCGGCGGTTGTGCCAGCTGTAATGGCCTTGGCGTATGCAACATCGACATAGTCGCTGGTGGGCATTTTTATCCCAGAATAAAGTGTTGGACAAACCCGAAGATCAAAGTGGCCGCGCCACTTGCCCCGGCGATCCATCCTAGTAATTTAGCCTTCGAGAGTTTCAGTTCCTGGATCGTCCTGTGGTCCTCATCCAACTGTTCTCGGATCTGATAGACCGGACAGGTGGATCGATGTTGTTTCATGACTTCCTGGGCCGCCGCTGTTCCCGCTTCCGTCGAGATGGCGCGTACCCATTCACCCAGTGGTACGCTCACCGCCGTGTCTTCGGGGTCAAGTGTTTTTGCCATCAGTTTCCGCCTTGATAATCTCGGTGAAGAGATCCACAAATTGCCTCGCTGTCACGTTCCCGTCAAAGTAATCTTCGGCCTTTTGACGATTCGACTTTCGGCATTGCTCCCCGAACCCACACTTGTCACTCCAGGCGTCCTGGATGGCATCCGCGTAGGCGTCGAGATCTTCCTCGTCGGCCGTGTACTCCGTGTAAGGGTTACCACTCCCGGCCACAACCTGCGCCCCACAGGCCAACGCCTCCCGCACCGTTCGGGTGGCGATCTTGTGGGGCGTGATCACAACGTCGGCGGATCTCCACACATCACGAATGTTGGAGACGACGCCTCGGACCTCACCCAGGATTCCTCGTTCTTCGAGGACACCCAGGATCGTGTCGCGGCCGGTGTTCGGCTTGTCGGTCGTCACAGCGTACAGATGCAACTTCGCGCCCGGACACGTTTTCGCAAACCGCGCGAAGGCGTGGACGAGGTGGAACGGATCCCGGTCCTGTCTCCAGATGTCCCCACACACTACGTTGGGACACCCGGCCTCTGCGCCCTTGCCTGAGAAATCATACTTGACTTCCTTCGGCGTCCAGTGATCCAGGTTCACAAATGGTTGGAGTTGGAACACCGGATTGAAGACCAACTCCCAGTACTTCTCGAAGCCCGGCCACAACGTGACCAGACCCCGACACATTTCCTCTTCCAACATCTTCCGGTACTGGGTATAGATCGGGTTGGCCTCGTCCCGTTCCAGGCGGTAGCTTGAATTCGGCCGCCCGTGGGCCAGATGGATCCAGGGGATCTTGTTCTTGTTGACCATCTTCACGATCTCCGGGGATAGGCCGGAGTGACTCACGACGATGTCACACTTCTCGATCTGGGATGGCGGGGCCACGCAAATCCCACCAACCTCAACCCAGTCCGGCGGCCGGGTGGCAATAAGACCCCGCTTCGTCACCACCTCATGATCGGAATCACATTTGGGACAGTGTACCTTCTGCTTCTCCTCGAAGGCCCCCTTTCCCTTCAGGTCGTACACTGAGGGCCTGGGATCCACCACAAAGGCCTTGACCCCGGCCCGGCGTTCCGCCAGGACCAACTCCTTCACGGTCTCGTACATCCCACACATCTGGGGAGTACATGGAACAACGTGGCCAACTCTCAGTCTTCCTCTCCGTCCGACTGTCACAGATTCTCTCCTTAACGAACTTGCCAATGAACATCGACCGTAGTATCGGACGAGGCCGCCGCTGATGCGCGGAGCCGCACGTACCCGATCCCGCGCACGTTCACACGCACGAGGGCCGACGTACTGAGGGGGAGAGTGACGGGACTCACCGAGGCGTATTCGACCCAGGGGTTGCTGATGTCACTCTTGGTGGCGATGAAGTCGGAGGCCGCACTGGCCACGGTGATGAATGAGGCCCGGCTATCCGAGATGACCGCCGCCTGGACCTCGAAGACATCCAGGGCCTTGTGTGCCGCGTTGGCGATCTCGAAGTTGAGGACGGAAACGCCCTCGCGGATGGGGATGGTGATGAGTGTGGCGGTTGATCCGTTGGGGACCGCGATGGTGGGTGTTGAACCTTTCCAGGCCATTGTATGTTTCCTCCGGCCTGGGAGAAGAGGGTACTCCCCAAGGCCACGCTATCTGGTATCCGACCTAAGATCCAGGCCGACGGATACGGTGATACGGGGTGGCCTGGACCGTGACATTATTCGGTTGTTCCCGGAGGCAACCCCCGGCCGGATGTGGCCCGGCCGGGGGCGTTCCTCCATCTGCTATACGGCCCCGGTTGTCCCTTGGGCCGGACGCCTCGAAGGAGAGGTCTCCTCGATGGGCGGGACTTCGACACCGGCCTTGGCCAGTGCGTCCTCCACCGTCCGGGTCTTGATGACCTGGGCGATGGGGTTGATCAGACCTTCCTTGGATCGTTCGTTTGACAACGTGACCCGGTTGGCGATCCTCTCGGGAACCCACACTTCGGCGTTGTGGAACTTCCACACCAAACGTGACTTCCCATCCCCCCCGACCTCGACGCCCTTTTCGGGGGCGTATACACTGTCCTGGATCCTGAGATACCGCATCGGGAGGATGCGGATCTGGACAGTCGCCGGTTCTGCGACGGGGTCGAAACTGGTGAACTTCGTTCCTGCATTTCCTGCCATGACTCAACTCCACGAGGCCCGCCCTCGTTGGCGGCCGCGACCTCGGTCAATTTACTTCAGGTACTACTGGCCGGTACTCGCCCGAACTTCCGTCCCGCCTGCATCCGACACGTAAAGGGCATCACTGACACCGGGGTTGGCGGCCGGGAGATCCACGATCAGAATGTTGGATCCGGAGATCTTCAGGTTGGTTCCATCCCAGTGAAGGGAGGCGTCACCGCCGTCACCGAAGTACAACTTGATGTCATCACGAACGAACAAGGCGTCCCGGAATTTCTCCAGGGCGCTTCCGGACTTTCGACTGGTGGGGATACTGGTCGTTGCCATCTCAAATCACCTCATGCCGCCCTGAGAGTCACCGGGAAGACTTGCTGGCCTGTGGGGGGCATCTCAGGCCTCACACGACCCGGTGAGGAAAAGGTGAACCGAACGGGTAGGGAAGGAGAGGAACGCCCTACCCGAACGGCCACACTACTGGTGGGGCCTTCCTTAGAAGGCCGTCCGCGCGCCCGGCCAGGGGGCGATGGGAAGATCATGGCCGATGAAGGTGGCCGAGACAACCGAACCAATACCGGACGAATCGTACTGGACGTTGACGTACCGCGACGTGTTCGGGAGTTCGATCACATACAGACCGTCCTCCGTGATCGCGGAGATCTTGTTGCTGGAGAACGTCAGGTCACTGACGGTGGCGGCCAGCACACCCTCGGCATCGGCGTAGGAGGCGTCCGACGTGATCTCAATCAGCCTCAGGGAATCTGAGGTGATCGCCGTGATCTGTGTTCCGCTGGTCAGGAAGTCCGACCGGGCGGAAGTCCAGACCTCCAGGTTCCGTAGCGCATCACTGGCGGCCGCGGCGTTGACGTTCAGGACGAGCGTTCCGTTCAGGGCGCCGCCGGTGTCAACTTCGTTAAGGATGACGTCGGATCCTTCCGCGCCGGTTGCCGCGCCGAGGGCCAAAGGGGCGAATCTGGTGTTGGCTAGAATGCCTTTCATCTTTACTACCTCCGTAGAGTTTCAGGTTAGGTTGATGTTGAAAACGGTCGTACTATAGCGGCCAAGGCCGCTCCGTTTAGGAGACGGCCTGGATGCCCTTGACCACGACGAACGAGCCGGGGTGGCGAAGGAGTTTGCCGACGTACCGGACGAGTTTCATCCACACCTGATCGTCCGCGAAGGCATTCCCGCCCGCGGTGGTCGTCTCGATGCGGAGACTCGGCGACTCGCCGATGATCAGATCGGACCACTTCCCGCCGATCATGTAGGTCTCGTTCGAGCCGGGCCGGGCCTGGTTCACGGGGATCTTCGTGGTACGCTTCAGCGGACCGGACCACAGGTTCTCGACGAAGGCCTGACCGGGGCCGGTCCCGAAGATCGGGCGACCGTTGGCGTCCTTCAGCTTCGCCAGATCGTAGGCCGAACGGGGGGCGCTGACCCAGCCGTTGGTCTCCGAGTTCAGGAGTTCCACCTGATACATGGCGTCCCGGATCGTGTCCTCGTCCATCGTGCCGGACAGGTCGGTGGTGACCACGCGGGGGTCGTAGTAGATGCCGAGGGGCTTCTTGCCGCCCGTGCCTTCGCAAAGGACAACGTCCTCTTCGAGCGCGAGGGCGTCGGCCAGTTCCTGGCGGACCATGCTGTCCACGGAGGGGTTCGCGTTCATCAGGAGTTCACGCGACATCTCGTAGAGGCACACGGCCTTCTTGGTTTCCAGGCTCGACTGTCCGAAGGACATGGTGGTGTCTTCGGCGATGGTCTCGTTCTCGCCACCCCAAGAGATGGTCGGTCCGGCCTGGACCCGATTGAAATCGATCTTCCCGCCCTCGGGAACGTTGAGGGTTCGGACGCCGGGCATGTTGCGGATCACGGCCTGGGGCTTCAGGAGTTCGATAATCTCGCTGGAGAGGACGCTGGGGACGAAAAATCCACCGGCGGTTCCGCGATCCTGGCCGAGTTCCTTGTACAGGCGCTTCTCGTTGTCGGCGCTTTCCCAGTCACCGAAGATCCCGCCCTTCACGTACTTCGAGATCGAGTAGTTCGTCTTCGTGACGACCACATCGGCGACGGGGTCGGGGTCACCGCCGGACACACGCTTGCCCACGACGAGTCCGCCCTTCAACTGTGTGAGGGTGGCTTTCTTGATTGCGGCTTTCCGCGCCTGATATTCGCTTCGTTTCATCTTGCTGAACCTCCGTTAAAGTTTGTGTTTGCTGTGTGGTTTTACTCTTCGGCCGCTCCGGCCTCTGCGAGGGCCTCCTCCATAGCTTCGGCGGCGATCTGTTCGTCGGTGATGTCAACCTCCTCGTCACCTTCGGCCGGGGCGGCCGGGGCGGCGGGAGGAACCACGGGGGCGGCCGGGGGTTCCGGCGCTACCTTGGAGTCCTTGATGGCCTCGGTCAGTTTGTCGATAGCCTCATTGGTGTTCTTCTGGGACTCGACCAGGGCGGTCATCTGGGCCTCCAGATCCGGGGTGGTGTCACCCTCTTCGGCTTTACTCATTGCGATCTCTCCTTCGCTGGTGTCGGCCGCCTCTGTGACGATGGCCAGTTTAATGATCCGACCGATGTCCTTCAGAACGTCGGCCGGGAGGTCGTCCTTGTATAGGGCGATGGATTGTGTCATGGGCGCGAGGGCCTTGGCCACAATCGCGTCGGCGTCTTCGAGATCCGGGCAGACGACCTGGATGGTTTCCAGATCGGCCGGGTCGGCCGGGTTGTCCTCGGCCGGGGATCCGTCCACATTCTTCACCATCCGGTAGGTCCGGGTGGAGTTGAAGCCTCCGTTGGTTTCGTTCTTGGCCTTGACCGTGTACTCACACGCGAGGGAAACATTGTCCGGACCCATCGGCGAGAAGTACAACGCGAGGTTCTTCGGATCCGCCACGGACTTCCCGTTGATCTTCAGGACCGTGGTGTCCGGGGTTCCCTTCGTGGTAAACTCAACCTTCAGATCCACGGCCTTCTTGTCCAGGGCGACCGTGGCGGGATCCCGTTTGACGAACATGAACTCCCGTTTGTTGGCGGCCATGTCCACCCACGAAACCTCCTCAATCTTCACACCTTTGAGTCGGCGGCGTTTCTTCTTGTTGAGTTCGACCATGTGGATCTCGTCTCCAGGCGCGAGACATCGTCCCGCTTCCTCTATCTATAACGGCCTCACCCCCTTTACCACTTGAGAAAATTATTGAATGTCTTTCGTGATCGATATAATAAAGTGAACTCCTAGCATGTACCCCAACGAGGAAAGGGACCATAATGGCGAAAGGCCGCCGACCGCTGAACGCTCCATCCATCACCCTCCGACTCCTGACCACGGAATCGCTGGACAGGTTGGTCAAGGACCTCCGGGCCGCCCGGAAGGTCTCCCTCCGTCGAGGGGGCAACGTCCACGTAACGATCCACGACTCGAAGGACGAGTCACTCGGCCGATGCCACCTCGTTGTGGATCTCACCCAGGAGGCCCTGAGAAAGTAACCTCAAAAAAATCTCATTTTGTTCTTGACTTCAAGAAGCGGACACCCGATAATGCTCGTAGATGAAGTTGGTATTGACAATCGAAGACCGGAACCAAAATCCCGTGAAGGCCCCTTGCCGGGGGCCGGAAGGAACTGAGAGAAGGACGGCAATCCTGGTTGCACTCTCGGAGTGGGTTCGAGTCCCGCCACGGGATTTTGGTTCCGGTCTTCATTGACAACCACAAGACCACGAGACGAAAAGGGACTACCATGAGAATCACCGCCACAGTGAAAAACACGTTCGACAAAGTGAACCTCTACACGATCCTCCACCGAGGAAACCTCGCGGGGTTGCGTTTGAGTGAAGCCTTCCCCGAACTGATGCCGACCCTGGACGCAAAGTATCACAACTTCCGGATCGACGGCCCGGACAACTGGCCCCTGGGCGAGTGGACCGGCGACCACAAGAATGTCATCCGCTGGTTCACCACCTACGGGTGGGTGGACGTTGTGGCAAAGTCCTGGTACTATCAAGGCCCCAACGACCGCCTGATCAAGAAGGCCGTGGGGATCCACGTCTACGGCGGGAAGGCCCAGTTGGTCCTGGGGACATCACCCTCGACCCGGAAGAACCGAGACCACCAGAGGCAACGGGTGTATGATGCCGAACGCCTCCTGAAGACCGCGCACGGCCGGATCAACGGGAAGTTCAACTCCCCCACCGAGGTCAAGTTGTTCATCGAGATGGTCCAGGCCTCCGACTGGTTCAAGGCCAACTGTCCCCGCTCGTCCTCCGGCACGATCCGTTTGGTGTTCCCGAACAGGAAACACCAGTCCGCCACCGGCGGGATCGCCGGTCTGACCTTCCCCCGGTGGGCCTGGAATGAGATGGTTGTCCTCCACGAGTTGGCCCACTACGTCAACCAGAACGAAGGCCGAAGTGACTCCCACGGTCCGGCCTTCGTCAAGATCTTCCTGGAGTTGGTCTCCCAGTACATGGGGCCAATCGCGGCGTCTCTCCTCCTGGACGGTATCATCAACAAGAAGGTCAAGGTCGCCGCGACCTGGGCCAAATAGGAGATGAACCTGATGAGTGAACATGGCGTAATCGTATTCCGGAGTGACTCGAAAGTCCTCCACTCCCCGGCCGTGATCCTGGAGGACATGGGCGACCCGGCCACGGTGTGGGCCATCCTCGACGACATGGACTACCGACGGGTGGGTGTGGCCAGGAACACCATCGGAGATCCCCGCGCCGACGTGGCCGAGTTCGTCCGAACGGCCGGGCGTTTGCTCGACCGCCGGGATGGTGACAAGGAACACCTGATCACCATCGAGAACACCGAAGGGGAACTGGATGACTTGGAGACCATCGATTCCTTGTCCTACTCCGGATCCCACGGGATCTATTTCATCACCCGGTCCGAGGTGGGTCTGGCCGTCAAGCGGTGGAAGGCAGAACTCCAGACCCCGGAGTGGGTAGTCAACGAGAGGAAGGCGGCCCGGTCCGGCGCTTACTACCGCGCGGTGACGGCCACCCTGGCCTGATCGCGCCCACCCCCTCCCGCGTGGGCCTGTGTGGGAGGGGGTTTTCGGGGGATCAAAAAAATCTCATTTTCTTCTTGACTTCCTGGTTGGTCCGGGCGATAATGGTTGTAGTGAAGCAAACAACCGAACACGAGACCAAGGGACACAGACATGACCAACCACACCGACAACGTTATCAAAGCCGCCAACGAAGACCTCGCCCGCCTCCTAGCCGAGATCAAGGAAGAGGACGCCGCCGCCAAGGACATCATCTGGGTTTGCCCGGATAAGCATGGTAAGGACAAGGCCGGTTTCCGTTGCTCGATCTCGAACCGCCAGACCTACTCCTCCGGGACCAACTTGGCCGGGTTCGCCCAGGCCGTCTTCGGAACCGGCACACTTCGCCGCCGCCCGACGTCCCCACAACACACCCTCCAGAACGATGGCGACGTGTACGTCTCCTATCTGGTCCTGATGTCGGACGAGGAATGTGACGCCCTCCGAGAGGATCTCTGTGAGGCCAGCCTCTAATCGGTTTCCCAGGGGGGAAAGTTTTTTGATTTTGTTATTGACTTCAAGAAGCCCGCACCCGATAATACTCTCAGTGAAGCAAACAACCGAACACCGCAAACAAGGGACAAGACCATGACCAAGCGAACCGACATCCACTCGACCGGCAAGATCAACCCCGCTGACTACCTCAACATCGGTTGGGACTACGTCGGCCCCGATGCCTTAGAGATGATGGGCTTCCGAGGCGAGCGCGACCAGATCAAGAAGGTCATGGCCAAGAACAACTGGACCTGGAGTCTCCACACCCACGGCGGGAACTGTGGGATCTGTGGGGCCTTGAGCCACTACCTTGGCATCTTCGTTCACACCCACACCGGCGAGGTCATCCGGGTCGGCTCCACTTGTTCCGAGAAGATGGAACTGGAAGACCTCGGCGTCTTCAAGGCCGCCCGCGCCGCCATCGCCCTGGGCCGCGAATTCATGGCCGGGAAGAAGCGATTGGCCCAGGCCCTCGGCGAATACGGGATGACCGACCTGGGTGATTGGTTCGACCACGAGAACGGTGGCCGGGTCGCTGGCCTCCGGGACGGAAAGCCGGAAGCCCCCGCCTCCATGTATCAATACATCGATCCCCAGGACGTGACCCCCGAACGCCTCCTGGAACTGAACCAGATCGAGGACGCCTTCCGTAAGGGTGAGGCCGCTTGGTTCCGGACCCAGCGGGCCGCCTACGGGAAGGCCTTCAACGACATCCTGTGGGCCGAAGAGACGTTGAACGATATGCTCCACAAACTGGCCAAGTATGGTGACTGGTCCGAGAAGCAGATCCCATTCGCTAAGAAGTTGTGGGGCCGGATCTCGAACTGGAAGACCTGGGCCACGGACCGCAAGGCCAAACATGAGGCCGATGTGGCCGAGGCCGCCGACGCCCCCGAAGGCCGGGCCGTGATCACCGGGACCGTCCTGTCCTACAACGTCCGAGACAACGCCTACGGGATCGTAGTCAAACTCCTGGTCAAGGACGATTCGGGTTGGAAGGGTTGGGTGACTTGCCCCTCGAACATCCCCGGCGACAAGGGATCCCGCGTCACCCTGACCGCCAACTGGACGCCCTCAGACGATGACAAGAAGTTCGCCTGGGGCAAACGGCCGTCCAAGGCCGAGGAACTGGAGGCCGCCCCCCAGGACGAAAACTAATCAGTAAAAACTTCACTGAACCCTCGGGGGTTCGGCTACAATGAACCGAGGACAATGGAGTCCTCACAACGTGAAAGGGACACACGTATGTCCACAAAAGGAACATCACCCAACCGCCTCTCACTCAAACAACAGGTGGCCCTGGTCAAATGGATCGAGGGTAATGACACCCGCCTCCAGGCCGACAAGGTCACCCGGACCCAGGCCGCCCTGGCCGCCTCGATGGAACTGGGCTTCGACGTCACCCACGGAAACTTCCGGGGCATCCTGGAGAACGACGTGGCCGCCGCCGAGTGGAAGGGCAAATTCGAGAAGGCCTCCCCCGCGACCGTGGTCATGGATCTCCTGGCCCGGAACGCCATCACCGCCCTGGCCCACGACGTGGCCGCCCTGGCCAAAGAACTCGGGGCCGATACGGTAGCCACCAGGGCCTTTGCCCTGGCGCGGAACCTCCACAGGCCCGACCCCACCGACTGACCTTTCGTCGCCTCCCCGACTGGTCATCGAGGGGCAATAAAGAAGAGGCCCCGGAACCATTCCGGGGCCTCTTTTCGTTGGGGTCAGGTGGAGATCACTAAGGCCGCTCTGTGTCAGGACTCCCACTGTTGGCCACCCGGCTCTGTTATGACCGGAGGCACACCGCCGCGATTACTCGGTGTGGGTGGGGTTTCTGGTTGGACCTCGATCTCCTCCCAACGAGTACGGCGGGTGGGAGTCGAACCCACGTTGTCCGGTATGAAAAACCGGAGTCCTTGGCCACTAGACGACCGCCGCTTAATGGGCCACACCCACGCGCGCCTGGACTCGAACCAGGATCTCCGGCTTGCCGGTCTCTACCCTGTGGGGTTTTTTGAGATACGCACTGTGGCCCGCCGCCGGTCAAGCCGATGTGGCAAGGTGATCAAACCCCACCCACCGGATCTCGGAACCATGTCCTTTGTCTCCGACGGAGTCGTAGGCCTTACGACATTTGCGGGAGTGGGAGTCGAACCCACGACTTCCGGATTATGAGTCCGGCGTTCTAGGCCACTGAACTATCCCGCGATATTGCCGGTCTGTTCCCGGCCGTCAGACAGTCACGGTTTTTCGGTTGCAGCACCGGAAAGCGTCATGGTATCCGATGCCCCCTGAGTCCGGGGTCTGCCATTCGTGGACTCACTTCTTGGGCGCTTGCCCACTCGGGAGGCAGGGTATGATCCTGCAAGGACAAGAATCTCTCAGGCCCGACCCGCGCGCAGGTTAGGGGGCCGATTAGATTGTGTCCACCGGTTTATATCCCGGCGCGTCTGCCGATTCCGCCACTCCCGATCAAACATGCTCCTAGCAGTTGATGGTCCGGGGTTTGGTGCGAAGTTTCAGGGGCCACCCTAGTTTCGCTTTGGACTCTTGGCAGAGTACCCGGTCCAACTGGAGACGAAGAGAGTCGAACTCTTGTCCGGTCACTGTCACTCGGGATCTCCCTGGTGTTCACTTGAGCGTTTGTCCAGGTCGGAGTACCACCTCCGAGATCTTGCTGGCCGTGCCGTCGATACCATCACGTCCCCGGCTTGCAACTCATACCCTGGGGGTGGTGTCGGCCACCCCCAGGGAAACTTCGCTTACACATGGGGTCCATCGGTTAACGCTTCATATCAGTTCTCCTTCATGTTTGTCGTCTTCTGACACAAACTCCGTGAACCTATTGTATCGATCACTCCCCACATAGAAGGCAAGAAATATCGAATTCCGCGTCGGGGTACTCCACCCGGAACCTCTCACGGATGTCCTTCATCGCTGGCCAGATCCTCGTGGTGAACCTGTGATAGATGGCCGACTCGGTCCGGGACTCCCGCTCCCCGATCTGTTTCATGGTCAACCCATCGAGGTAGTACAGGACGACCACGCTGAGGAACTTCTTGGGAAGGATCGCCCGGAGTTCTGTCATCACCCGCTGGACCCACAGTGTGGTGTCCAACTTCCGATCCACCTCGACCTGGGGTCCGGTCGTTTGATCAACGAAAAAAACCTCACTCGCCATCAGCGACGGGACCTCCTTGGCCTTCCGCTTCCCACCCAGACGGCCGTGGACCTTCCGGTGATAGTCGATGACCAACTTCGATGCCTTGAAGGCCACCCACCGCTTCCGAGAGGCCTTCTCGGGATCATAACGGTCCCAGAGTTCCCACATACTGATCTGGACGAACTGGAGGCAATCCTCCTTGCTTGCCTCCCGACTCCATATCAACCTAGGGTATCGCAAGGCCACCGCCCGATCCATCAGGGGTTTCAACTCCTTGAACTCTTCCTCAGGTGTCATGGTCATCCCTGGTGAGTGTAGCCAACGTGATAGGACCGGTCATAGAACGCCGTGAACTCGGGGCATACCCGGCGGACCGCGCCGTTGGAGTCTTGCTCAACCTCCACCGTCCAGTACCCGACGTGGGCCTCCAGTTTCCTGTTCCGCATGAACCGGGTCTGATCCTGCACACACCCAGCTTGGATACAGTGGACATTCCGGACCATGTGGTAGATCGACTTGTGGTAGTGGCCGACGAACATGATGTCCGGCTTATCGCCACCCTGGAGAGATCCGACGATCTTCTGGGTCGCATATGAGAGGGCGTAGGCCGTGCCCCCGCCCGGATGGAAGAGTCTCATCTTCGCGCTCTTGCCCGCCTTGCTGGTCAACTCAACATCCACCTCGGCAAAGCCCAGGTAGTTCATGTCGGTCCGCCCGGCGGCCTCCATCTCACCCATGAGGTATCGCCCGAAGTCGAGGCCGGAGTTCCTCATCCACCAACCCTCGTGGCAACTCCCGATGATGAAGTGGGTCATGATGCCCGGCCTCATGGGGTAATGTTGCACGGTGTAAAGGGCCTGATCCGTCGCCCCGTGGGCCACGATCTCGTAGATGTTGAAGGTCGCTTGGCCGTCCACGATGTTCCCGGCGTGGTACACCTCGGTGATCCCTTCCTTGGCCCAGTAGTCGTAGGCCTTCTCCAGGACATCAAGACGTTCCATCTTGGAACACAGGTGGGTATCCGACACCACCCCGAACCGCCGGGTGTTCCCGTCGAGGGGGGACTTGTCGGTGTAGGTGTCAGGCCGGTATGTAGCGATATTCGTGATGCGCACGCGATCACCGGTCCGCTCGACCAGATACCCGGCCTCCTCCAAACTCAGGATCACCGACTGGGTCTGTGGGACCGTACAATGTAACCGTTCGGCCAACGTACCCACCAGGAGGCCCTTCCGCTTCCTGAGTTGTTTCACGGCCGCTGAACGGACCAGTGGATCTTCGGGATCCACACCGGACACCGACAGGAGTGTGTCCCGCAACTTGTGGAAGTCCGTGGCGACATTGCTCACGCTTCCCTTCGAGTATGGCGTTCCCTTATCCTGGAGGGCGCGTACCGCCTCCCGCTGGTTTCCGCCGGAGGCCTCAAGGGCCAGGAGGATCAACTTACGATCAGTCCAATTGAGGGCTTGTCCTACTGCCATAATCACGACTCCTAAAAATTACTCGGGGGTAGGATCAATACACGTCTTCGACTTCGGTCGCCGCGCCTCCCATCGAGTAACCGGTGATCTTGCCGTCGCGGATGTCCTGCCAGAGGCCCTCGGCCTCCTCGGGGATGTAGTTGGAGATGTACCAGTCACCCTTCTCCAGTTTGCAACCTCCCTTCTCACACGGCCCCTCGGCCATGAAGCATTCAACCAGAGGGGTTTCGACCGGATGGCCGTTGTGCATCACCTTCATGACGTGGCCGGTGATCATCCAGGACTTCATGGCGTCGAAGAGTTCCCGGAAGTCATCCATAAAATCGCCCTGGGCGTCAACCTTGTTCAGATAGTACACCACCCCGCCCACGATGCGTTGGTCCTCGTTCTTGAGGAAGGGAGAATCGTCCGGTTCCCGCTTCGCCAGAACTTCGGCCGGTTTCATCCGGGCCTCGTCGGTCCAGTACCCGAAACCCTTGACCCAATCCTCGGCGGCCGAGGCCAAGAACTCCTTGGCGTCAAACCTGATGGCCACGAGTTTCGACTTCCCGGTCTTCTCCAGGAGGCCGTAGGTCACCGAGATCCCCGGCCCGAAATGGTCGGCCTTGGTCTCGTAGGTCGCAAACTCCGGACTCAGGGGGACCAACTGAACCACATGGGCCGGGTTCCGGTACTTCGTCACATCCTCGACGGTGAGGAAGGGTTCGGGTTCATCATCTGAGGGCGTTTCGGGGGCCTCGGCCGCCAGGGAGTCGTCTTCAGGGAGATCGTCGCCCTCAGGCGGTCCCAGGCGTTTCCTCAGGTCATCCAGGCCCACCTCCCCATCCGAAGACAGGCGGGGAACCAGGACGAGGTCGTAGAGGGAAAGGATCGGCCCATCGAGATCCGCATTGTCCCGGCGGACCACGGCGGGGAGATCCACCTGATCCAGGAAGTGTGTCACCACTCGCTTCTCCAAAGCATTGGTGAAGTACCCGTTCCCGAACTGGTCCCCGTCGATCCTGACCGAGGCCACGGAGGCCGCCTTCGGATTACCCACCATCAGCCCGTCCAGAACCACCACACCCTCGGCCACCACGACCGGCGGAAGGTCAGACACGTCGAAACCTCTCATCGACTTCCGGAGGAACTTCCGGTCCAGGGCCGTCGGCGTCCGGCCGGAGTCCAACCCTCGGGACTTCATCTCCTCGCGCAGGGCCACGTAGGCCTCCATGAGTTCGTCCTTCTGGATCGGTTGGTTCACACCCACCACGGACTTCCGGAGGTGTCGCTCCCAGGCGGTCGCGGTCCGGTAGAGTTGGTTGGCCCGTTCCCGAAGGTTCAGGAGTTCCTCGTCGGAGATCTGGTCAACGCCTCGGATGTTGTCAGGGGTCACTTCTTCAAGTTTCATCGTTTGATTCCTCCAATGAAGAGAAGCCCTCGACGGGCGCACACCGCGCCTCCAGGGCCTCTCCAGACAGTATCTCAGTTATTGTTTCGCCCAGGATTCCCTGGTAGGTGAGATGGGCAACGACTCCCGCCTCGATCTCCTCCAGAGTCTCCGGGGGACAATGGTGTCCCACCAACGACGGAAAGTCCTGACTGACCTGAACGGCCAGCAGGACAGACTCCCCACGTATATCATCCAGGAACGGGGCCACCCTTTCACCGTAGGTAAACCGCATCCTGGACACAATCAACTGGCCGACTGAACGACAGAACGCAACCCTAGCGCCCTCGTCTACTCCATCCGGTGTAGGCATCGTACCCTACTCTCGTCGCTGTACAAATGGTCATGGTCAAGTCTCCTTCTTCAGTTGGTGGTGTTCCCTCACCCAAGGCCGGATGGAGGAAGCGTAGCAATACCCGAACCATACGGCCGGGATGAACAACGGCCACCCAGGCGCTCCAAGCGCCCAGGCGTACACAAACCAAAAACTTTGTGCGGCGGTCCCAAAAATCGGACCCCACCAGATTCTTCGAGTGACAAGGTAGGCGGCGACACAAGAAGTCACATTGGCCAGGATGGCGATGGTCATTAAGAACATCAGGCCTGTCTGACCTGACGTTGTAAGATAGCGATGGCCCGGTCAATACCCAGGTCCATATGATCGACAGATTGTTCGACGAACCCCCGGACAAATAGGTGTTCGGTGAACAACGGGCACGCACACACGAGGACAACCGGGATCCGCAACGCCACGGCCATCCCCATCTCCATCAACGTCCCGATGGCTTGGCGCTCCGGTACATATGGGAACCCGACAAAGAGAAGATCACACTCCTTGATATTGTCGAAGTCACGGGCGGCCCAGGACAAGGGGAGGGCCTCCTCCACACCGGTAAGATCTCTCCGGGTCTTTCGGATCCACTTCATCCCGTCCTCCCGGTACTGTTCCACCTTCGATCCGTCGAGGGGGTTGATTGCCTCAACGAGATGCCGCCGAAGGCCGGAGGCCACGAAGTTCCGCCACTCGGCGTCCCGGTAGTCCCCGGTGATCGGCCCGGCCAGATAGACTTTCTTCTTGGCGATACCCATGTCACTCACCCGCGCCGGGTTGGAACAAGAACTGGAGGTACTCCTGGGCCATTCCAAAGGTGGCCACAATCCGGTCCGCCTGTTTGTAGATGAACGGATGTTGGACGACCTCGGGGAGTGTGGACACGACAATGACCGGCTTCCCGGCCTTGACGGCGTATCCAAACTCGAACCACGTTCCGATGGACTGGCGATCCGGGGCTTCCGCAAACGATAGAAGAACGGCATCACACCGGTCGATGTCCCGAAGATCTCTGGTCACAAACCCGCCATCATCGTAGGGGGTGGACTGGGTAGAATCGAGGCCGTCGGATCTCCAATCCGAGGGTTTCTGGCCCCGAGTAGGATTGAGGGTTCCGATCTCATCCAGGGCCAGGGCGTCAGCGACCTGTTCCCGCCACCGGAAGTGTTTAGGATCTTGGGTGATCGTTCCGGCCAGATACACGAGGGGTACGGTCATTCTCCTACCTCCCCAATTGGCTCATCTTGACTGATGGGGGGGAAGTTGGCCCGGCGTTCATCCGCCCGTCTCTTGTCGGCCGCCATTATATCGATGGCCATCTCCGGATCGCCCCCGGCTTCGATGAAAGCCTCCAGGAGGATCAGGTAGTTCACGAAGTCCAGGGCGGTGTCCCGCCGGGACTCGTCCTTGACCTTGGCCTCCACTCCCTGGACCAGATGGATCAGCCGGGAGAACTTGTCACACATCCTGACCAGGAGGCCGGTCTCGACGCTACAGATCCCCAACTGTTCGACCATCCGAAAATTCTTGAAGGGATCCGTGGTAGCATCGTCCCCGCCACAATAGTCATGATTTTTCGCCACCATGATCTTCCGCCCGGCGGCCTCCAACTTGTCTCGGAACTCAATCAACTGACTCGGTGTCATCGGTCTCTCCTTGCTGGTTGGGCTTCACGCTGTCCCTCATTATAGCAACCACCCCGGACATAAGGTTCTTAATTACCCCTTTTGTTTTTCTTCCAGCGAACTGCCTGTCCAGTTCATCCCACTTGACTCGAACGGGGGGATCTTCGGCGATCCAGGGGAACGCCAAGAGTTTCTCTCTCATCTCAGGATGGTCCGGATAGTCCACCCACTCGGAGGACCACTTCAAGATGGACCCTATCGTCTGAGGGGGCCACTTAACCTCATCGTCAACATCCACCATCACCCCCAGGGCCGTAGACCAAACACCCTCGTCCTTGCTGGAGGCGTCCTTGTCCACAACGAGGTAGTATCTCAGGCCCAGGCTGGCCACCAGTTCGAGAGACTCCACGTCCATATAGTTTTCAATTTTTCTCATCAATAATATTTCCCGGTGTACTCGATCCACTCGATGGGGATATTACGTTTCTCAGCTTCCCTTACCACCGCCTGGATGGCGGGTTCAGTTTTGTCTCGAATACGCAACACCACGGCCTCGATGTCGTCAACACCAAGGCCCCCGTGATACTGCGCTTCAACGTAGGACGTTCCGGACCCCATGTGTTTCGAGGTCATGTCCGTGAAGATCTTCGGGTCCGCCATCGGTTGAAACCCCCCATCCGTCGCCAACGTCTTCGGCATCCGATTGGGTGAAAGAGAATACACCGAAGGTTGGTTGACCGGGGACGCCACAAACGCATCATTCCCCAGGCTATCGGCCCCAGTCCATGTGGCCCTAGTCTTCACCTTGTCCTTCAACCGGAAGGCCACCTGACCGTAGTGATCCATTCCCGCTGCCCCATCCAAGGCATCACCGGGGCCGTCCGAGAGGTAACCATAGATCGGCCGCTCCGGGAGAGGCGTACTATTACGCACCCCAAACCCATCACGCTCGAACCTCTTTCTGAAGGTATTATCCAAAGCGCCGCTGCTGGTTCCGGTCTCAAACTGGGTCTTGAACCGGCCATCTTTCAAAATAGCTTCCGCCGGATTAAATCCGGGAGTCCCCCGCCTCGTTGTGATAGGCGCTCGAATAAAAGCCTTCGATTTTTTCATTTGTTGCTCAACCATTTGTTGGAGGTGTTCCATTACCTCCTTCTCCGACATTTTAAGTTCTTTCGTCAATTGCTCAATCGACGCCCCGACCCTATTGGCGGGTTCTTTGAACTGTGAGGCCACGTCATCGGCCCACCTTGCTGGCATGTCCGGAACTCGGCTATCAATCGGGCCAAGTTTCTTCGGCTTCCATCGTTCCACAGAAGGGGGCATGTTCCGGCTCCGCTCCGTCACAAAACGGAGTTCCTGGGGCTTCAGCGGAACGGGATTCGCCGCATTGCGGGCGGCCGCCCTTGCCGCCCTTGCCTTGTCGAACAAGTCATCCCGGCGATCCTTCAACAACTGGATGAGTTCCCTTTGTTCCTTCAAGGGCATCGTCGAACCACGATAGACCCTATCCACGGCCCTGGCGAGATCCCGGTCCGTCGCGGCCCGGCGTAGTTTCAGGGCCTGTTTGTACACGTCATCCGCCGAGAGATCTCCGAACAACTCAGCCGCCATCCGATTCCTCGCCGGATCCTTCAACGAGGTCAACTCACCAACCGTCCCGGTCAACCTCTTCGCCTCTCCCCTGGCCCTGCGCAGTAACGCCCCGCCGTTGTCAATCCGCCAGGGGACGTTCCCCCTTGCGATGATGATGTTGTCCCCACTGGCCCCCAGGACATCCCAGTTGGCCAACCAACTGTCCGAGGCAAAGCCTTGCTGCATCCGTTTCCGCCCCGCCTTGCCCAGGTTGGCCAGGGTCCTCATCTCCTTACCATCGACCCACCGGGTCACAATGGCGAACTGATCGTCCACCAGGGCGGCGTGGGACTCCGGAGCGTTGACCCCCACCAAGTCGTACAATTTGTTGGACAGTAATTCATTCCGGGCGTGGGCTTCTGATGCGCCATGTTTCACCACCCACCGTTCCCCAGTCTCCACGTCCTTGTACAACCTCGCGCCGGTACTCCCGCCCAGATCCTTCTCGTAGACCAAACGCTTCCCGATGTCCTCGGGTTGCATCTCGGCGAACTTAGGCGGCCCCGTGGGGGCGCGGACAGGCGGGGCCGTGGGGAGGTCCGGCGTCTTGGGAAGAACAATCTTCGGTTCGGGAACCGGCTTCGGCTTCGGGGCCACCGGCTTCGGCTTCGGGGTCGGGACCTTCGCACCCGCCCGCGCATGTTGGGCCTTGCGGCGAGTCTCCAACCACTCGGTGAACCTCGCGTTGGGTTTGACCGGCCCCGACGCAAATTCCTTGACCCCGTCCTTCCCGTACTTGGTCCAGGTCTTGTTGGCCACGTTGGCGAGATCGTCCTTGTAGTCCTTGATACTCTTGGCCGACCACTCCTCCTTCTTGTACCACTCGGACGCCTTGAACTCGTCCCACCTGTGGTCGGCGTAGGACTTGAACTCATCGAAGGACGGCGGGTCGTCCAAATCCAACAACTTCGGCTTCTTGGGGGCCGCCGGTTTGGGAGGCTTCGGCTTCGGCGTCACCGTGGGCTTCACCGCCACCGGGGGTGTCCCTATAACGGGCGGCCCCTCATACGGAACCAACTTCCCGCCGTTCTTCTTGGCCCATCCCCGTTGGACCTTTCGGCGGTGAATCAGATAGTCGTCGAACCCATCGGCCAAACCCTCCCTGGCCTCCAAGGCGTAAAGTTCCTTGAGGGCCTTCACATCCTTGGCGCTCATGCTGGCCGGGTAGTCCCCTCCCACCTTCTTGTAGTCGGCCCAGCGTTTGTCGGCGTAGGCTTTATAATCGGCCGCCGCCGGTGGGGCGTTCACAGGGGGGATGACCCGACCGCCTTCCATCTGGTAGGCGAGGTCATCCACCAGTTCAACCACATCATCAGCGAGGCCACCCATCGGAACCTTGGCGGGTTTCGAGGTCCGGGGAAGAGGCTTCGGGATTCCACCGGCGGGGGTCTTCGGCTTCGGACCCAACCTGGGCTTCGGCTTCACCGGCTCCGCGACCTCTCCAGAGATCTCCTCGTAGAGGGGCAACCAAGTACACCGGCAATTCGGGTGGACCGGGATCAGCCCCGACCCTCCACTGAGGGTGTAGACATTTCCATCCAGGTAAAAACACTCGATACAGGCGTCCCCACTTGCCTCGAACTGGATCTTCTTCAGCCCGCCCTCCTTGTACCCCCGGATAGTTCCCTCCGACATGGCCCTGGCGGTCTCGGTCCGGGCGATCATCTCGGCCCTGTACCTGATCTGTTTGGCCACCCACTTGTCCACCTTCTTGACCAGGACCTGACCCCGGACGTTGGCCTTCCCCAGTTTGGCGAGGTAGGAGTTCAACCACTCCGATTGTTGTCGGTTCAGCCCGACGTATGGTCGGATGTTCCGGCCGATGGTGTAGGCGCTGTCCCCATTCTGGACCCCCGACTCGATGATCTTCCGGAGGGTTGCCTTGGTCTCGTCGGAGATCACCGTCACGAGGTGATTGGTACTCACGGCCGCGTACTTGACGGCGTTCTCGTTGACCACGTCGAAGGGTGTAGCGATCCGGGCGATCTGTCCGGCCACCCCCATCGACTCCCCGTAGATCTTCATGGTGTGTCGGCCGATCCGGCGATCCCCAGCCACGTTGATGTCGTTCCAATCCACGATGGTGTTCTTGACCTTGTCCCACCCATTCCAGGCGACCGCCTTCCCGACAGGGACCACGGTCTCGGGGAACCGGAGATCGTAGAGGGCCTTGTCGAGGCCGGTCTGTGGGATGAAGTCAATGAGGGGGTTGGAGATCTGAGAGATGTCGGGGACTAGGCGTCGAACCACCTGGGTCTCGACTCCGTAGAGGACGGCCTTCCTCAGGCCCTGGAGGTGGTCTCGGACGGCGCGGTACATCCCCATGATACTCCGGCGGTAGATCCGGAGGAACTTACCCTGGGACGGGGAGACCTCATCCAGGTCTTCCGCCTTATGGACCGTCGAGGTTGTCGAACAACAGGTCTCGCACATCGGCCTTTGTCGTCTCCGTTACTAGGTCGAGAACCCAGACTCTCACAGCGCAGACACAAAGGGCCTCCTGGACGTACATCCTGGCGACCTCTTCGATATCATCAACATCACGCGGAGGTAGTGGGGGAACCGTCCACAAACGAATCACCTACCAACTACTTCGGCCCAGGAACCTCCGACCTTGAGGTCCAGGCCCCCGGAGACAACGTCTCCCACAACTCGATGGCCAGGGCCAAGATCTGCCGGGACCGGAGGCGGGGTTCCTCGTCGCTGTAAAACCGGGGGCCGTCTTTCAACCTCTCGTTGACCCGGAGAACGAAGTCAAAAAGATCCCGTGGGATCTTTGACGGAGAGACCTTCATCAACCCGGCCAACATCTCAATGAGGATCTGATCGTAGTTCATCTTGGAGGTTCCTTTCAGGCCTGGAGGGCCGTCAATTCTCGAAGGCCTGGGTGGGCCACTTGACCCGGCGTTTTTTGGCCTTGTTCCAGGCGGCGATGTAGGACACGTATCCCTTGAAATACGACGGGGGCTTGATCATGGAGGCGGCCGACATCCGCCGGTTGTACCCGAAGAACGGCGAGGCCTTCAACTTCCTCGGGACGTGAACCGGACGAGCATTGTCACCGGGGCGGCGCTTGCCATTGCGAGTCAGGATTACGGGGTAGTTCTTGGGGAAGTTCATTGTAAGATCTCCTTAAAGGTTTCGATTGATATCACATTATAACGTTCATCCCCTACGGTCTCGTAGGGAAAAACCTGGGCGATTATTACGGCCTGACGAAACGAGGACATCTGGCCCGTTACCTTGACAACCATGAACGCCTTCCTATTCACCGGATCCACCACGAGAACACCAACCAGTTCCAACAACTTCCCCAACGGCACACCCTGGGTCTTGATGGTTATGGTGGGGGGTGGGTAAGGATCCCTCAAAGGGAAGTGTAACGGAACTGTCATGGTAAAGCCTTTGTTTTCGGCGTCAGGGTCCGGCCGGTCTCGTCAGTGACCCAAACGTAGAGGGTCTTGAAGATGGGAGGCCTACCGATACCGATCTCCGGAGGCAACCAACCATCGATCCGGGCGGCCTTGGCCAGCCGTTGCATCGGGGCATCTTCAATACAGTGGAAGTTCTTGGTCCCATGGCGGCGGAAATCACAGGTCCAAACACGCTTCGGACAACAGCCCTCGTAGTTAAACCTCCCCCTGAACCTGACCTGGATCTTGTGGGCCTTCCGGGTATAATGGGAGGAGACGTGGACCTTGATCGGTTTGTAGAAACCCCACAACGAGGGACACAATCTCATCATGACAGGACAACAGAACCACACCACCTCAGACCTCGAATTGTAATTCCTGCCGTTGTTGTAACCCAACTCCAACTCAGGGGACTTGATTCTCATGTTGATCTCCTCGGTTACGGAACCAGCGGGGTGAACTTGAACCCCCGGTCACCTTTGACCTGTTCCTTGTGTTCGTTCTTGCCCAGGGCGATCTCCTCAGGGATGCCTTGGATGAACCCCTCACAGATCCACTTCCCTCGGCCAGTGTAAACGTGGGAGATCCCACGGAACCACAAACACCGGCGCTGGTAGCACCGACAGGTGGACACGTCAGGGAGATCCTTCCCGATGTCGGCCAACGACCCGAAGATGGGGGCGTAGACCTTCGACCCGGTGTGTTCGTAACGTCTGTAACCGGCCCTCTTGATCCACTCATCAGCCTCCCGATAGGTCGTCACAACCTTAAAGCCCTCGATCATGTCCGTCATCAGGCGGTCGAGGATCCAGGCCTCCCACCCACGGCGCTGGTCGGGCCGCTTCATCATCGCGTCGAAAGCGCGGCGAACAGGGCCACCACCCAGGCCAGAGGCGAAGTAATCATAGACATCCACCAACTGGGCCAACACCAGCTTCCGGTCCTTCTTGCTTCGCTTGGCCCGGCGGATATCTGAGAGGTTTAGGGCCTCGTAGTCCTGGTCGGTGTCGAGGACGGGCACGGCCCCAGGCGGGGGCGGGGGCACGGGGGACGTTTTGACCTTCGAGAATAACCGAGCGAGTCGCTCAAACAATGTCGGCCTCCTTCGTGGCCGGGTATCCCTTGCCCACCGAGGTGATGTAAGACATCTCCCACCCACACGCCGGGCATACACCGGTATCACCCACGGCGGCCCAGGCGGTCTCACACTCCGAACAAAACCACTCGACCCGATCCTCGGCCCTGTCAAACCGGGGGAAGGTCACAACCAGGGAAAAGATGGCGGCGCACGTCACGAGACCTTGCCACCCACCGAAGTGATAGAAACCCCACCCAACACCCCCCAGGGCAACCAGGAACAACGTCAGTTGAATGATCGTCTTCATTGTGGGTCTCCAGTCGGTATCACGTTAATCGTATCTCTCAGGGCGTCCTGGAGGGTTCCCCGCCCATCGATCCAGGTGGTCTCGGAAGAGATCCCTCCCTGGTCGGACTTGGTCCACAACCGCCACCCGGCCCCCTCATGCCACTCGGCCCGGATGAAGTAGGCCTTGGTCTGGATCTCCTCGATCATATCATCAGTCGTCCTGGAGGACAACCAGTCGGGGTTGGTTGACCAGGGGATGGTCGGCTCGTCCCCCAGGGGCGCACACCCAAGCATGACCATGACCAACAAAACACCGAGCAAAACCAAGTTGATGATGATCAGGATGCGGAGGATCATGGGGACAAGGCATTGGTTCATCCCAGGACCTCCTCCGGGGGATCTTCGGGCATGGCCCCCTCGTAATCAGTGGCGGGAGGATCCGCGCCCCAAAGATCGGGCATCTCCAAAAGATCGGGATAGTAGACGCCCATTTTCTCCTTCAAGGCCTCGGCCACCTCACACATCCGGAACGTGTTCCAGACGGAGAGGGCCATGGCGTCCCCGGAACAACTCGGACACCCGGAGTCGGCCACCCGCAACAAACCATTGACGACCCCGTTCTGTAGCTTGATGACCTCCAGGAAGGCCTCCTTCATGGCGTTGTACTTCACCCGCCCGGCGCACATGGCGACCGCATGTTCGGCCACCAGACAGATGTGGGTCTGGTAGAACTTGCCGCCCTGGAGGTAGGACTCACACTCAAAAACTTGACTGGGTTGTCCGGCCTTCCGGGGCGATCCGCACTTCGGGCAATAAAAAACAATCATTGTAATCTCCTTCGGTTCAGTATAACGTCAACCCTTTAGGTTCCCCTCGGGAATCTGAACTTCCATCAATTCGGCCTTCCGGCCATGGACCTTCCGGGCCGCCTTCTTGGTCCGGTACACACACAGAACCGCCAGAACTTCCTGATCCATGGCCACCGGAACATTCACCGGCCCAGCCAGTCCTTGCCCCACACAGACGGTGAGGTTGACCGGGTTCATGTAGAGATAACCCTTCATGATGCCACCACGAGAAGGGACTTCTCGTAGAACAACCCCCACAGGATCGGGTAGTTGTAGCGCAGATCTCCGAGTCCCCAACCGTCTTCTCCGGCGTAGCAATCCTCCTTAAGAACGGCGTCGAGAGTCTTCTCACACACCGGGCAATAGTAGGACCGGAAAAACTGATCTTCAAACATGCCGGTGGCCACTAGCATGTCCTGGCCTTTCGGGAACACCCCACCACACCCCCAACACTTGTGGGGCTTCCGAGTCCTGACCGTGTACGTCCCGCAAAAATTACTCATCGGCAGCCTCCTTGGTCACCTTCCCCAGGAGGATCTCACTCTTGGCCTCACACTCACAGATGTGGATTAGAGGATCTCTCCAGTGGGCGTAGACGTAAGAAGAGAATCGGTTGAACGCCCCGCAGTTCCCGCAAATGTACCCTTTCGGAAGTTCATCAGCCCTGGTCACAAACACCCCCTCCTTCAACACCGTCATCATCGACCTCCGCTTCGAGTAGTCTCTGCGCTTCCACCAACAGGCGGGTGGTTTCGGTGAGTCGGCCGGTCAACACCTTGACAGTGGCGGACAGGGTCCGGTTGATGCCTTTGACGGCCTCCATCTGGGTGACCAATTTCAGGACGGCTTGTTGGCATGTCAGACCGGTAGGGTGTCGGCTACCACAGAACCGACAGGTGTAGTGGGTGTCGGCCTCGGCTTCCTGGATGACTTGATCGGCCCAGGCTTTCCTCTTTCGGGGTTCCTCGTCGTAAGACACTAACGATCTCCTTTCATAGCTTCGGACACGGCCTCGACATTACGGAGATCCCGTCGAACCGCAACCAGGGCAAAGTTCAACAGAGAGTCCACGGCCTTCTGAGGGTCGGTGTAGGTCATACCACTGGACCAGTTCATCTCCCCGGTCCCCGCCTTGTAGCCGAGGAGGGCATAGTACCGGGCCTCAACCCTCTCCCCGCTTCGATGCACGGACAGGTGGAGGGACGTTCTCCGGTCCAACCGGAACTCCCTCTCCAAGACCCAGTGCCACCCACCGGCATTCCAGGCCCGGCAATGCCACCCCTCACCCCTCAACTGGGCCAGGACGGCCTGGGATTCGAGACGACAGGCGGCGGCCTCTGTGGAGATGTCAGGCGTCTCCGAGGTGTGTGGGCCTTGGCGATCAGTCGTCATCACAGTCCCCTACGTTCGGCTTCGTCGGCTTCAACTTCGTCGGAAGACCTCTTGTCGCGGATGGCCCACAGAGACTGGATCATCGAGATGGCGGTTTCCCCAACACTCCAACCGGCGGCGTCACCCAGGGAACCGAAGGACAGGGCCGTGGAGGTAAGTTCCCCGTCATGGATCCCCTCACCCCGTAGGAAGGCCCTCAGGGGGGCAATCAAGGTATCGTTGGCTTCCAGGACCTCCTCGGCCCGTTTGACCCGCTCCCCGTGTCTCTGGGCCGTTCTGGCCCACTCACGATCCATCTGGGTCTCCAACAACTCCCGGCGTTGGGCCGCCCACTGTTCCTTCTGCATCTCGTCGTACTTGCGACACCAGTACCCCTCCAATCGCCCGGTCTTCATGGCAGCCTCAGCGGCCTGGGCGCGGCGGTGAAACTTGGTGGATCTCTTCTTCTCGGCTTCGAGTTGGGCTTCGAGATCCACACACCGGTCAGCGACGGCTTGGATCATTTCCTTGGTCGGTTCGATCATCTGTTCATCTCCTCAGGTAGGTGGCCACCACATGATGGCCATCGGCGGATTCTCGGAAGGCGATGGTGTCGAACTCGTCGGCCAATCGCTCCTGTGTCATAGTATAACGATCACCGGGATCACACTCCCGGTGAAACTCCACGGCGATCTGATTTATCCCGTAGAGGTCACTCTCCAGGAGGATCTCGAACTCGGCCCCCTCCACGTCCAGCTTCAGGACATCCGGAGGAACCCCTCCGAGTTCAGTGAAGATGATCATCTCCAAGGTGATGACCGGGACTTGTACGACCTGTGTGGGTGGGGGGACGACCTCCCGGCCATCGTGTTTGATTCCGGTCTTGTCGAATAGAGAGGACATTTGATCATCGTCCCAGACGTAGAAATCTCGCACACCCTCCCGCGCACCCAGGGCCGCGCCCAGGAACACCCCGTCAAGGCCTTGGGACTTGGCCCCGATCTCTTGACACAGGGCCTCTGTAGGTTCGACCCCAACAACCCGGCCCCCGTGCCTCATCCAGTTGACTGAGAACTCCCCGTGGTTGGCCCCTCCGTCGATAGCGACAGGAGGCCTCTTCAGGGCCTTGAAGCCCGAGTCGTCGAATTGGTATGATCCGATCAGAACCATTTGGTCTTCCGCCCTCTCGTTAAGCGTTGCCCCAGGGAGGACAGGAGTAGGATGGCCAGTAGATCGAGAAACACGGCCCTCGACCTTCGGACCAAGAGGTAGATCACCAGGGCCTCGAATTGGACGATCATGGTTAAGAGGAACACAGCGACGTAATCCAGGATGGTCATGTCTTGTCCACCCAGTCGGCCACCTTCGGGTTTTCCCTTGCGTAATCCCAACACTCCATCCCACCCAACTTGTGGTCCGCACCCTTACCCCGCCAAGCCTTTTCGATCCCACACTCAGGGCAGACGCCGTCATCCACATCAACCCATCGGCGGATGTGGCCCCTCGCCCAAAACTGATCCTCCTTGTGGAAGAACGAATCCTGGGAGTTGAAACTATCGGACGGGGTCCACCCTTCGGGACATTGTTCCTGAAGGGCCTTCCAGGCCAGGGCCTGTCGTTTGGGGCCGTATTCTACCCCCTCCGGCATCAAGAAGGTGAACGTCTTCCACTCCATATATTTACCGACCCGTTGTAGTTTGTCGGTTAGGTCGAGGTCTACGTGGATCGAGGCCATCCGACCCATCAGGGCGGTGAAGTCCTTCGGTTCGATCTCAACACACAACAACATCTCACGGGACAGGCGGTCGTTAATTTGCAAACTCGCGCCTTCCTCACTCATCAAGATTGTGATGTCTCCGGGCAGTTTCATTGTTCAATCTCCTTCTTGATTGGTAACGGCCTTCAATCTCAGGAAGAGGAGTTCGATATGGTTGGCGATCAGACTACTGATATCGCCTCCTGAGCTTCCATCCCGGAAGGCCTGGATGCCTTTCTGTAGTATATCCTCGACCTCGGACATTTGGATGTATTGCTCGTCCCCGCCTTCCATCGCCGAACTGCACCAAGTGATATCACCGTAGGTGTTCTCAAGTTCATCCCACGGTTTCCCGTCGGTCTGGAGGAAGATTGTCTTGGGTGGTTGGTTCATTCGGTGATATCCGGTCTGGAGATAAACCCGTCATCGAAGTCGTAAATGTGGGGTGTGTGGCGGTGATACAACTTGATCGATTTGGCGGGGTTGGTCATGACGTACCCCTTGCCGAGGAGTGAGTGGTTGATGGCGTAGTCACAGGGAAACAGGCCCAGAGGGAAGACCGACCTCTCCGGTATCCTGATCAGGCCACGGAAGGACCATAGGTCGGTCCCCCCATGGATAACCTCAACGGGTTCACCGTCCAGGCCCCTCCTAGTATCCCATCGACTGAGGGCCAGACACGCCCCCTCATGAGTCCGGTTGTCGATCTCGACCAGGGCTTCCTTGGAAACCTCGATGTCCACATTGGCGACAACGTTCAGATCCCACGCTCCAGACACGGAGTTGGCCCAGACGAAGTAATCCCGGAACGTCGGCCGGTCCTCACTGACCACCTCAAAGTTGGTCAGATTGGTACTATACATAAGCCTTTCACAGGCCACTTTTCCGGAGGTGAAGATCAGGAGTTGATCGAAGACCCCGGCATTCTTCACCAGGGTCTCTAACATCTCGTCACCCCGTTTAGGGTCTTCGTACAGGTTGACGATCAGGCGTCTCACGACACCAACCAGATCTTGATGACGGCGACAATCACCGCCACCTTGAAGAGGAAGAAAATCACATCGCGGTAGGTCCGCTGAATCTGAACCACCTTCGGTGTCTCGTTGTTCATGTTCAACTCCTTGTTGGAGGTATGAAGCCCTTGGGCTTCTTGATCAACCAGACGAACCGGTTGGTGAGTTTAGTCAGATACTTCTCGCTAGTCATCGGCCGTTTGAAGGCCAGGGGCTTGTAATAAGGTTCCCTTTCTTTGGCCCATTTCAGGTAAAGCCATTCCTCGTAATAACAGAGGTTGACACCGGCTTTGTGGGACACAACACGACACAGAACCCACGACAGGCCATACGCTATTCTTTCAGACCAGTCATCCTCCTTCTTCAAGAGGCGTTTCCAAGCCTTGAGATACTTGAGGACATCCTTCCGGGTGATGGGAAGTTCCCCGCCGATGTTGCGTATGAGCCTGTCATGTATCAGGAAATGTTGTTTGCAGGGGGCGTAGCTTTGGAGTTGTTCCAGTGTGAATATTTTCTTCTTCATCAGGTCGGTCTCCTTGTTAGGGCGTCAAGGCATTATACCGACCTCACCGAGGATCACCTGGATTTTTTCCTGACCTTCTTCTTGGCGACCTTCGGGCGGACCTGGGCCAAATAGGCGGACTCCATCACGGCGGCCAGCCGATCCCAGACAAACTCCTTCCGGGGGTCGCTGTCATCGTCGATCCCCACATCCCGACAGACCATGTGGACCAACTCGTGGAACAACACCTCATAGAGGTTCTCAGAGTTGGCGACACACTTGGCCGGGGAGACCCAGATCCTCGCCACCTTGTCGAGTTGGTGAGATGAACAAAACCCCAGGTACACCCCGCCGTCAGGATCGGCCTCGAAGGAGAAGGCCGTCGGCTCGTGTGGGTTGATGTCAAGATCCACGATCCAGTCCTGGACCCGCATCTCCTTCAAGAACCATTTCCACCGTTTGTTGAACTCAGGCTTCGGGTAGTCCTTCGACATCAACCTCTCCTCGGTCGCACAACATGACCAGTGACCCGGCTACCAAACCAGGGATCTCAACGTACCCCGGAAAATCTTCAGCGGTGAGGTTCATTAGGACGTGACCGTTCCGGATCTCTTGTGGCCCTGACCGGTTTTTGGGAACCGAGATGATGACCCGCTCCCCATACCCCCGGAGGGTTTGGGCCAGGGCCAGCCCGTCCTCGACGTGTTCGATGATCTCCAGGGCCACGATGGTGGACCACAGGTTGCCTAGCATCAGGCGGTATGACTCGGCCAGGACAGACCGGATGTCGGCCTCGTACATGGTGACCATCGGCCCCTCTTCCAATTGCCACCAGTACCTCGACCGGAACGGGATCTTCTCGGCGTTGATGTCCACCCCGGTATACCACGTTCCCTCCGGGAGGAACCTGTACCCATCCCCATGGGCGCATCCCACATCAAGGACATCATCCCCCTGGATGAAGGGTAGGATGGTAAACCATCTCTCCCTTGTGCCGCGCCGGTCATTCTCGTGGTTGGGGTCTGGTTTCACAGCGGGGGGCCGATTGCACCACTCAGGCCCGCTCCCACCATTCTCGATCATACGGCCAATATCATTCACAGGGATCACTCTCCAGTGGGGGCGAAGACGTTCACAGGGTCACGGTTCTCGGTCCAGACTTCCTGGCCCCCCTCGATGGCCTCGAAGATACTGGTCTTGATCTCCGTCCACAGATCCTCGGAGATCCTCTCCGCACCCCCCATCTTAGCCAACTCCCTTGTCACCGAGGCGGCGATTCGTTTGAACTTACGGGACTCAGCCCGCAACGCCCCCCAATCCGGCGTGGCCTGGGCCTCACACAGGCGGTCATACATGTCCACCAGGAACGCCAGGAGACCCGGATGGACCAGGACGGCTTGGGTGTCATCCCCCTCCTTGACCTCCACCGTGAGGTACTTGTTCTCCCGGATCTGGTCCAACACCGTCGAGATGGCCCCAAGGTCTCCCCTGAGGCGTTTCTCGTTGATCTTCTTGGTTGCAAGGTCCATCGGGGGTCTCTCCAGGAGATCAGGCCTCTCGGACCCGTCTGGTCACCTCGGCGGCGATGATCTCGATCAGTTCCGCCTTGATCAGGCCCAGTTCCTCGGTCAGACCATGCTCCAGGGATTCCAGGCGTTTGGACATGATGTCGCTTTGGCCTTCCAGCCCGGTCTCCCCTCCGGCGGGAACCGTCCCCACCTCGGTAAGGGTGGTCTTCATGTAGAACTTGTCCCCGCCCTTCTGGCCCTTCCACGCCTTCCGGCCCAGGACTTCGCGGGCCTCATCCGGTGTGACCAGACCGGTCTCCATCTGTTTGACCAACCGGTCAGTCAGCTTGTCCTCGTCCTCACGAGTGATCGGACCCACGTCAATTGTCAGGTAGTGTGTGGCGTTGTCCGTTTCATCGACGAGGGCGAGTTCCTTGGCCCTGGTCAGGGCCGTCTTTTGCTGGATTGCTGTCAGCCCGGCGAACCCAGGCGGGAGGAGTTTCTCGACAGAATACAGGGGGGCGAGGTAGCAGTTGAAGACGCTCTCCAGTTTCCGGACCTTCGGGATCACGGTGTCCTGGGCGAACGCGGAGAGTTGGAGGCGGTAGTTGTCGTACTTGGCCGAATCGAGGAGGCCGACCTTGCAGGGAGGCACACCCAGACAGGCCAGGATGGCCTCGCGCTTGGCTTTGCGCCCCTCCAGGAAGTCCACGTCCTTCGGATCCAGAGAGATCGTTTGCCACTCCAGGCCTTTGGTCAGGAGGAGGATGTTCCGCCCCTTGCCCTTGAGGAACTGGCGGATCTGCGCGCCGATGACCTTCAGTTCGTTGACGGTCATGTTTTGGTCAGTCCGGATGATCCCCTCGGGGGTCGCCCCGTTCTTGAAGAAATCGTTGTTCCACTGGGCCATCTGTTTGTCGCCACGGAGGTCATCCACGGCGGCCTCCAGTGAACCTTGACCGGCCCAGTCCTGGAGGGGGTTGGCGTACATGAATGGGATGACCTGATCCCTGGAGAACTCGTGTTTCTTGGCATACATTTTCAGTTGGTACACATACTCCTTGATACCCTTCCCGGCCTTGTCGGGCCGAGGTGTGATCCTGGACGGCCTGATGTTGTAGAGTTCGGTCGGGATGTTCAGGCCGGTCTTCGGGACGATCCGCTTCCCGGTTGTGACCTGGACCTTGGCCTCGCGCCCCCACACCACCTCCCAGTACCCCTCACCGGCGGTCTCCAGGTAGATCACCAACATCTCCATGAGGTCGTACCCGGTTTGGGAATCGTTCGGTTTCTGGAGGCGGTCCAGGATCGGGTGGTCGTAGATCCGGATCGGTCCGGCCGGTTGGCCGTCCTCGTCGAGTTGACCCTTCTTCGGCTTCTGATAGAGTTGGACTTCCAGCCGGGAGATGGTCGAGGCGATGGCGTAGATCCCAGCGTAGGCCCAGACGTGGTCATGGTACAGGGCGATCCAGTCCTCAACGGTCTCAGGGTTTTTGAGGGCCTTGCCGGTCTCGTACATCCCCTGTACGGCGATGGCGGCGGACATGGACGCCTTGGCCAGGGCCTCGTCGGAGACGTTGCCGAGGATGTGTTCGAGTTCATCAGCCGAGGGCGGATCCATCACCCTCAGGGCCTCTCGGGCATCGGCGGCGGCGGGTTGATCGGAGGGCGTCCTCCGTTTGGCCACAGGAGCGTTTTTCGATAGGCGGGTTCGGTCGGTCATGTATTACCTCGGGGGTTTCAGTGTAGGGGTTCAGGCCGGGGGATGTTCCTTGTCGAGTTCATCACCCAGCGGAATCTGACCACCCCAAGTGGGGGGCGGCTCGATACCACCGAGGCCCAGTTCGGCGGCCAGGGCTTCCCGGTCTCCATCACTCAGGTCGAGATCCACGTCCTCCTGATGTTCCTGGAGGTACTGCTCCCGTTCCCGGTCGGCCTTGCCCTCGGCCAGGATGTAGACAATCGGGGCGATGGCAGCCCCCACGGCGCAGGTCAGGGTCACTACCTGATCGATGTTCTCGGGGTCGTTGGATCGTGTGAAGACCTTGATCAGGCCACCCACCAACACACCGACGGCCACCAGGAACTTCCGAGAGGTCAGCTTGATCAGGAGGTGGGTGAAGCTAAAGGTCTCCTTGTTGGAGGTCTCAACGGTGATTGTCTTGCAGGGGGCCTGGAAGTTCATGTCGGGTTCTCCTTTGGTAGGGTCCAGGTTGCGGACCTTCCTATCCCTCCAATCGGACAAGAGGGGGTTCCGAGTTGAGGTTGGCCCGTGGTTGTTTGCTTACCCCCTGGAAAGCAAAACCCCGGCCCCCTATTCACAGGGGGTCGGGGCGGGTTTGGTTTCCTGGTTGCGTGGGGTCAGTCGGCCCAGATAGCCGTCCCCTCCTCGTTGGCATTGTGACCAGTCGGACACCATGTCCCAACGGAGGACATCTCGACCCACTTGACCTCCTGGCCAGGGTAGCCGAGGCGACCGGCGGCAACGGCCACGTCAACGGCCTCGTAATCGAACTCGATACCCCCGGACGACACGACGACCACGTCACGACGGCCACCACACAGGAGGACGACCTTGAACCCGTGGACGGCGGGGAAGGCCTCGGTGATGGGATCGGCGTAGTTGGTCCAGGTCGAGTTGGTCATGGTTGTGTCCCTTTGAAGGTTCAGTGTGGAGGTTCAGACGGCCAGGGAGGCCCGGAACTCGGGGACCAGGATCTTGGCCTGGGCCTGTCCGGCTTCGGTCAGTGAGGTGATGGCGTCCCGGTTCTCGCCTTCGGCCCTGGCGAGCCCCTTTTTGGTCAGGCTGGAAACGATCCCGCCGATCTGGTTGTCCTTGATCTCGTTGAATGGACCCTCGAAGACGAGGCAATCGGCCCAGACGGGGTTGGCGTAGTTGGGGTCATCCTGGAAGTTGTTCAGGGCGATGTTCAGGATCATCTTGGTTTCGAGGTCGGTCAGTTTCATGGCCTTGGTTCCTTTGGGCGTTTCATTGTGTTCGTTAATGCTCATGTAAGCATTATCGGCCAAGGCCCTCAGGATGTCAAGGATAATCTCAAATTATTATCCGGCCTGGAAAACATCCCCCTCGGATTCACCCTGGTTGGTCCTCACACAGGGGCATGGCCTGGGGGCCTGGGCGCATAACGTACCCAGGCGGAAGATCAGCCTGGGGCCACCGTAGCGGTACACGTCCTGGAGATCCACCCCGTTCCCCCACACCGGACACAGATCCTCGTGGAGGCCACAATCAGTTCGGTTTTCGTCATCGCTCTGTTCCTTTCACAGGTTCATCCTTCACTGGCCCCGAACACTCCACCGATCCCATACTCGAAACCTTCACCATAGTAGGCGTAGATCAGGGCATCGGCGTAGTCAGGGGACTTGCCCAGGCGCTTCTTGATACCCCCCTTGGACTCGATCTGGATGACCCGGTCCGAAGCGTTCCTTGTGTACTTGATCACACCGATGTCGTTGATCAGGGCCGCCGAGGCCGGGATGTCCACGAGGCCCTTCTCCAACATGTTCCGGAAGCCCCAGTAGGTTTCAGCACGAAGGTTCAGGAACCGAGGGTCTCGGGCCTTCGCTCCACCGATGAACCCAAAGACGGGATACCCGTCATCGTTCAGGGAGTCGTACACGCCCTGGCCTACACCGATAGAATCGACCACGATGATGGATGGGTTGTGGATACCGGCCAGGGTCTCGATGTCGGCGGTAGTCTTGGTGGTTGACTGACAGGAGGCCTCGTAGAGGATCTCCGCTTTTCGGCCTGTCCTTTTGATCACGACGGTCTTATCGTTCCCATACGCTCCCACATCAACACCGAAGGCCACCACATCCCCACGGGTAGGCCTATAGGACAACTTGGTCGCACGGGTCAACCAGGGCGCAGGGCAGACCGCCTCGTAATCGATTACAGCGTCCCAGGATCCATCAAGATACCGCTCCAGGTCCATGGGGGTTGATGACCATGTTTCTCTCAACCGCTCCTCGTACTCCTTCGTCAGATAGGGGTTGTCGGAGACTTTCGAGGGAATAAATACGTGGTCTTTTAATACAGGTTCATCAACCCACTTCAGTTTGACCCACCCCAGGGCTGGGTTGCAAGACGCAAGTATCCTTGCAGGAGGAAACTCTCTGATGCCCGTTCGGGAGTTCATGCACTTAACACGGCCGACACGGGCCGGGAGAAATGAATACACGTTCTCGGGGAAGTCGGTGACCTCGTCGAGATACGCTGTGGACAGTTCCAGGGACTTGACCACGGACAGGGGATCTCCTGATACCATGGAGGAGGGCTTCAGGCCCCCATAAAAGATCTCTGACCCGTTACACAGGCGGATCACCTTCTTCTGTTCGTTGTGGTAGGTGACGAGGCCGGGGACACCGAAGACCCATTCCTCCAGGGTCTTGAAGGTGGTCTTCATGAATGAGGCGTACTCCCAACGATATATACCCACCCGGTTCCCTGACCACCACATGGATCGGTATAGGGCATCATTGACCAGACACACCGACTTCCCTCCCCCTACCGCACCCCCGAAGAGGATGTACGGTTCCTTGGCTTGGTGGGCCTTCATTTGTTGGGCGTGGGGCGTGTAGGGTATCTCGATGGTGTTCATTTAGAGTTGGCCCTCAGGCAGTAGGTAGAATCACATGGCCGGGGGCGATCTTTCCTCACCCAACTCCAACTCGCACATTTCGGACAACTTGTGAGAACCTCGTCGGGTTCATTGGCTTCGGCTTCCTTGATCAGGTGGAAGGCGGTCTTGACATCCTCCCCACACACCAGGAGATCCATCAGGCCACCCGTTCCCACTGACACAGCGTCCTTGTAGCTTCCGGTCAGTTCCCGCAAGCATAGGGCCAACTTCTTGATCAGATCCTTGTCGTTCATTGTCCAGTAAACCTCTCAGGGGAAGATACGAAAAAACGAATTAGCGATCAACGTGTCGTTGGGTTGGATCTCCTCGAAGTCCTCGAACGGGAGTTCATCGTACCAGTTCGTTGTCTTGTCCTTGTCAAAGAAGATCCACTCCATGTCGCACCAGGACGGGAACCCGGCTTCTCCGGAGTTGGAGACCTTGGCCATCGGTTCCTTGGCCCAGTGAGGTTGGCCAATCTCCATGACTCGCCCTTGCCTCAGATCCTTGCCCGTCCAAGAGGTGGTGTGGAACCACACCGTGAGGCCGATGGTGATCTCAACACCGTCTCCGGTCACATAGGGCATTGGTTCAACTCCAGGCCACCCAGGCGGCCATAGCGGCGGCACTGAGGAGGAACAGGGCGATGTAGGCCGTGATCAGGGCATTGGTGAATCGGGCCTCCTTCAGGAGTAGGCCCAACAACTGAACCTCGGACAGGTCGGCCGTGGGCTTGATCGGTTTGTTTGTGATCGGGTGGTTCGTCTTGTACCGCTCCAGGCGTCTCTTCATAATGGGGTTCATTGTTCGGTCTCCTGGGTGGTGGGTTGAGTCTCCGAGGGCATCATCCGGCGGAACCCGTAGGCGTTAAACTCGGTCTTGCCCTTGCCTAGATCCGAGGTGTACACCCGGACGACCACCCAGTCTCCCGGTTTGACCGAGGCGGCGAAGAGGGCGGCGCGTTCGTCACCCATCATTGTCATGGACACGATCCTCCCAGCGTACTCGGCGCTGAAGATCACCCGGTCGGCGTCCATGGTCTTCCTGACCAGTACCGGGTTCTCGGACACCCGGACCGAGATCCAGGTCATTCCCTGGTCGGGATGACACCCGGCCGACATGACGATCAGGGTCAGGATGTATACGACGGCCAGGATGGCGAGTACCCGGCGGGCAGTTCGGAATCGTTTCCAGATCAGGTTCATTGTTGAGTCTCCTTCAGTTCGACCAGCCGGACCAGGTGGTGGTGTAGGCGGGGATCGCGTTGTGCCACACGCCGGGCTCGTCATTCGGGGCGGAAAACAGTATCGGGTGTTCAGTAATCGGCGTTCTCCTCACACTCCATCGCCATGAGGCAGGCGAGGGAGATCGCGGCGGGGGTGACGGCGAGTTTTGCCCGGACCACCCAATCCTCATCCCAGTCACCCGGCGATAGCTCAATGCCACGGTGGATGCTACAGCCGCCCTGTGACACGAACCACATCCAGCCTTCCCCAGAGAACGTCGCCAGGGCCTCGTGGGCGTGGTTGTGGTCGGTGGTGTAGTGAGATGGGTACGTCTGCTTGACGCCTAGCGGAGACTCCCATCCGAGTACGGTCCCGAATACCTCTCGCGTTCGCCACCCCATCACCCTCAAGGCCACGTCGGCGTTGTTCTCGGCGTCGGTCTGTCGGTCCCAGCGGGCCTGTACCTGGTCGGGGGTCATGGCTTCTCCTTCCGCTCAAGCGCGTCGGCGATACGGGACAACGGCTTCGCGATACCAGTCAAGCAGACAGCAACGGTGAAGATCTGGAGTATTATGCCTACGAGTAGCGCCTCAATCATCAGTGCGCTCCTTCCCCACGAGGTCGCGGACATGCTCGCTGGGTTCGTCGTCTGGCCCAGGCGGCGGCCACTCACGGGCGAAGTTCACTGCCTGTTTTGCCAGCATAGCAAGGGCGACTTCTTTAGGCGTCTTACCGCATCGCCACGCCCCATCCAGTGCCAGAATCACAACGTCAATCCATTCGGTCACGTCGTGCGGGTCTGCTGCGATTTCGATTAACTCCTTCCGGATGTGTCGAGTCAAACCAATCGTCCGCATTCCAGGCCCAAAGGTTCGCTCGCTCCATGCCCTCTGCTCCTGGATGTAGACGGCCAACGCATCCCGCCGGGCCGTGGCGAGTTTGGCCATCAACCTCTTCGCTCGTTCGGCCTGGGCCTTCTCGATCACGTCGCGGGATTTCGCGTCAGCTTCCAGACTCTCCACCTCGCACCACACGCACGGGATACCAGTGGCGTCGTGCGTCACGCCTGCCGCGTGCTGGCACTCGACCTGGCGAGGGGCTAGCTCGGCCTCCAGTTCGGCGATGCGGGCCTGGGCCGTGCCCAGGTCGCCATTGCGTATCTCAATCGCGTCCCGCTGTATCTCAATCGCGACACGCATCCGCTCGATCTCGGCCTGGGCCTGGGATAGTTGCCGGTGGAGGCGGCGGTTCTCCTTCTCGTGTTTATCGAGCTTTCGTCTCCCCGCCCCGCACTTCGGGCAGTTGCTCGCCGGGGGTGTCTGGTCAGTCATGTGAGTTCTCCCTTCGCCTCGCGGGCTGCGGCTTCAGTGAGAATATCATCCAGAGAATCAGGTTCATTGTTGAGTCTCCTTCAGTTCGACCAGCCGGGGGATGTCAGTATGGTAGACCAGGAACGTCTTATCGCCTTCGGTCCAGGCCACCGGCTTCAGTGATAGTATAGCCATCAGGATCAGGGCCATTGTTTTTCCTTAATATAGCAAAGCCTCAGGGGGTTCATCGAAGTTTTTCTATGTGTGGGCCTCGGCCCGATGCGTGATGAAGTCCCGGCCTCGGGTGAACGACAACCCACAACACTCTCTGGGAGTCAGGAACTTATCGGACTTCCCGCCGTTGCATTCACTACACGCCGTCACGAGATCGTCCTTGGAGTATCGCCTCTTCTTACCGGCCAGGGGATCCCGATGGTCCACTTCGAGGCGGCGGCCCCCTCCGTGGCCGGGTTGCCATCCACAGTATTGACAGGTGAAGTTGTCACGTTCAAGGATATCGAACCGGAGGGTCTTGCTTCTTGCAGCCCTATTTGTTTTCCGCCTCTTAACCTTCTGGGCTTCTCTCTCCTTGGGGGTCATGTTGGCCTTTCGTTTGGCATCGTACTCCCTGCAGTAGGCCAACCGGGCTTCTCTCTCCTTGGGGGTCAGGTTGGCGTAAGATTCGGCGTGCCACTCCTTGGACTTGACCTTCTGGGCCTCTTCCCCACAATCGACACAGTACTTTTGATTGCCCGTCGTTGGTGTATAAGAAACCAAACATTCTTTACAATTCCTGGCCTTGTGTTTCGTCATCAAGAGATCCCTTACAAGTACCGGCCAGATCATCCCGGCCACGCCACAGTATAGCGAAACCCCAGGAGGTTCACCTCAGACTTTCACCGGCAAGGGCCTATACCACCCACGGCCACCATGTGCCTCGGGTCGGAGGGGGCGGCGTTGACCGTCTCAATGTCCAGGTTCCACAGGAGATCCATCCTCACCATCCGGCGGCGGAAGATCTCCTCGTCCAGGTTCACCATCCCATGGCGCTCCATCTGAGAGAACCTCCTCGTCCCTCCGGCTTCAACGAGGTGGATGGCTGTGGCATTGGTATCGACCATCAGGTCGCCCACAGCGTCCAGGCGCATCGTGAAGTCGGTCTCGTGGCGGTGGGCCACCAGGGAGTAGTCCTCACAGAAACCACCCACCAGGAGCGCCCTCGACACCCGGTAGGCGAAGGACGAGTAGAGGTGGTGGACGACGAACCTTCGGCGTCTACCCTCCCAGGGAAAGAACTGGAGGTGGTTGGGCCGTTCGTCGGGGATCTTCAGTTGGCCATCCACAAGGGCCGACAATCGCCCTTGGTTCTCCGGAGAGGGGTAAAGGCCTCCAACGGCGACCACGGAGTCGTAGGACTCCAGAGGGGCCACCAGGGCCTTGAAACAACCAGGGAGGGGGATCAGGTCGTCATCCCATTTGATCAGGTACTCGTACCCGAACTGGGCGGCAAGTTGGAGACCGCAATTTGAACCGGCCGGATCTGATTGGGGGACACCACTTCTCACCGAGGTCTTCCCCACACCGGCGGGGAGTTGGATGGCGTCCAGGTAGGTGGGATCCTCATTGTTGTCCACCAACCACACAGCACCGGGGGCGGGCCTCTGGGCCAGGACGGCGGTGAGGGTCCGTTCAAGAACCTCGGTCCGGCCACACGTTGGAATACAGACGGCGTATCTCATGTTTCAATCATCCTTCGACAAGTACAGTATCAAACTCAGGGGATAGTGACAGGGTGACCTTCAACCTATTCCCACACCCAGGACAGTCGTATTTCCAGGAATCACCGTCGCCCTTGTTGCCGAGGCCGTCCCACCAGTCCTGGTCCTCAAACCCACAATCAGGGCATGTTGGGTACTCCATCAGAACCTCCCGCCGAGGATAGCGGCCACACCAAGCGTCGCCAAGGCAACCGTGGCCACCACCACGATCTTAAGGGCGGTTTGAAGCCGGTTGGTTTTCTCCTCACCCGGCCTCGGGAACAGAGGCGTGGCCCAGTTCCCACCACAATCAGGACAGGTGTAGTGGAAGTGGGGATCGGGGATCTCAGGGACGAACCCGATTGAACATTCTCGGTACATCCACACGGCATCATGGGATCCACAGTAGGGGCATTTCATGATAGGGCCTTTCCCATCTTCTCTATGAGGCGCAGATCCAGATCATCGAGATCCACACCAGTCTCCACCTCTATCGAATCAACGAAGTTCTTCCCCAGTTTGTATTCCGCCTCCCACGGGACCACATCGTCGAAACCCCAACACGGTTTCCGGACGTGGGTCTCGAAGATCGCCATCAGATCGTGGGCCTCTTCCTTGACAACGTCAACCACAACCGAGTCATGGATCTGGCCACAGATCCAGGACTTCATGTTCCGGCGTCTCATCTCATTCTCAACATTGATCAGGATCCGAAGGAGGCGGTGGAAGGCGAACCCCTGGTTGGGGAGGTTACAGATCTGGTTGAAGGTCAGGAACCCGCGCTTCCCATACTTGATCCGGAAGCCGGTGAGGTAGTCGATGTAACCGTCCTTGTAGTAATCCTCGGCCGTGTCCTCCTGCCAACGCTTAACGTCGGGCATGTCATCCCACAAAATCTTCTCGGCCTTCTCGACGGCCCTCGCCCTCCACTGGGGATTCTTCTTGGCAATGGACTTATGGTACGACCCATAAAACTCCGGGAAGATGAATTGATTCTTCCCTTGAAATCGCTCCTCCCCAGTGATCTCATCCTCAGGCTTCTCGTACAAAAGCCCGGCATACTTGCGGTGGAAGTCAACCTTGTTTCGGATGTTGTCGATCAGTGTGGCGTCAAGTGTGTGGACACCATACCCACGCACCTCGGCCCCGGAGAAATCCATCTCCATGAAGTAGTCGTAGGTCGGAACGATGGTCCGGCGGATCCTGGCCAGTACCGGGTTCCTCACCGGGATGTTCTGCCAGTTGGGATCAGCGCTGGAGGATCTGAAGGACGACACGATATGGAGGAGAAACGATGGATGAAGGCGACCGTTTGGGTCGGCCATCTTCCGGAAGTTCTTAACGTACCCCCTCAACTTGATCAGGTGGGCCTCGTCGATGCAAGCCTCCAGGAGTCGGTAGGTTGACGAGTTCTCACTGACCTGGGTCATCAGATGGCGGATCGATTCAGCGTCAACTGAACAGTCGCCCGGTGTATCGATGTTCCCCTTCTCGTTTGTAGTTCGGAAGGCCTTCAACCCCAAGAGGCCGAGGAAGAGTTTCCGCTTGTCGGCGTCCTTGCCGGAGTCGAAGTCCCGGCCGTACTTCTTCAGGAACCGTTTGGCCTCAGGGCCGGACATCGCACGGCGAACCTCATCAAGTTCATCGAGAACGTCGGCGTCCAGTTCGTTCAGTTTGCCGAGGTTCAGTTGGACACCCCGGATCTTCATCTGGGCAAAAACCGGAATGGCCTCATGGAAGAGGGCGTCCGCGTCCATCATGTCGAGGCCTTTACTGGACATCAAAAAAACCTCTTCCTTCGTTTCTCATAGGACCACTCGGCCTTGCCAACCCGGTCCTCGGCAATGGCGGCGTACTCCGGGTTGAGTTCGATTAGGGTGTAGTCCCTCCCGTGCTGCGCGGCGACCATGCCGGTGGTTCCTGCCCCGCCGAAGGGGTCTAGGACGCGGCAGGGTTCGGGTGGCTGGTCGTGCTGGCAGGCGGGTTCCCAGCCGGTCGTGGTGCTGCTCGGGGGCTCGACCATCGTTCCGCTGCTCCTGGTCTGGCCCCTGCTGTGCGTGCGAGAGCTGCGGTCGATGACCATGGCCTTGCGTTCTACCACTCTCTCCCACGGCGCCCCGCATTCCGGGCAGCATCCCTTGGCGGAGGTTCCGGCGAGTACGCAGGGCTCGATGAGTTTGGGCGGGAAGGTGGCGAAGTGGCTTGTTTTCTTGGTTATCTTGTGGTAGAATACACAGGTGCATTTAGGAGATATTGGCAATGACGACTTGCGAACAGTGTGGTGCGGCGTTTGATCCAGTGAATCAGCGGCCATCTCATCCGGCCAAGTTCTGCTCTCGGGCGTGCTCTCACCAGGCCCAGCGGGATCGGGTGACCCTGACGTGCCGTCAGTGCGGCCAGGTGTTTCACCGGAAGGCGTACATGGCGAAGTGGTCGCAGGAGCGTGGCCCGTTTTGCGGGTTCGATTGCTACGGGGCTTGGCAGGCTGAGAACTGCCAGGGGCCTGCGAACCCGAATCATCGGGAGGATGCAAACTCGCGCGGGGCGTGGAAGCACTCGACGGCGCGGCAGGCTGCTCTTGAACGGGATCAGTTCCACTGCTGCCAGTGTGGGTCGGATGATCGCCTGAACGTCCACCATCTTGACGATCCTGACGATCATGCACTGGGCAACCTGGAGACTCTATGCGATTCGTGCCACCGGAAGCGTCACCCGGTTCCACACGGGCCAGATGGTAGGTTTCAGACCATCCGCTGAACGGCCTGGTGCTGACGGTCCAGACGGAGCGTTTGTTGCGGCCATTGGCGTGCCCGGCCATAGGGAGATCCATGGACGGCTGGTGATCTTCGGTGTGGTATGTAGGGCATCCATCAGCAACGGCCTTTTTCAAGTTGGCTCGCCGAGTCGGGCGGTTGGCTTCCCGATGTGCGTCCTGGTGTGGCTCCCGAATCGCGTCCTGGTCGTAGTAGTACCTTGGCTTCTTCGTGAGCAGGAAGATGCTCTCGTGTGCCTTGGTGCAGCGGTCGGTGACGGACTCCGGCATGGGGTTGGGCTTCGACCAGATGATTTCCTGGCGGAGATACCAGCCGTCTGCCTGGAGGGCAAGGGCGACCAGCCACGGTATCGGAACCAAGTCTTTTTGCTTGACTGCAAGGGATGGGATTGCTAAACTACACCAACAGAAGCCACACCGTCCTATTCCTTGACAGTCGGAGCGACCACATGCCGAGAAGAAAGATTCCTTGCCCTGAGTGCGGACAGCCAATGGCGGCGACATCGAAGACGTGCCGGGCGTGCAGTCGCCCATATGAGCGGACCAAGGATTGTTGCCGCAAGATGTCTGAGGCGACAGCCGGGAAGCCAAAGCCTTGGCTCCGAGGTCGGAAGCGTCCGAAGGTTGGCAAGAAGATTGCCGCATGGTGGACGAAGGAACGCCGTCAAGAGAAGCGGGAGCAGGTGGCTCGCTTTCACTCGACGCAGCCGAATCGCGGCTTGACGAAGCGGGGCCTGAATGCTCTCGCGGAGAAGGTTGGTCGGTGCGAGTGTTGCAGTCACGACGGGTCTGAGTCCCGGTTGGATGTTCATCATCGGAACCGTGACCGGCGAGACAATCGCATTGAGAACCTTGCCGTGCTGTGCCATCGGTGTCACATGCAGAAGCACGCCGAAGCAGGGGAGACTGGCTGGGATGTATATCACCAGAAGCGTAAGATGAGCCAAGGTTAAGCCAAAGACTTGCGTCGTCCCGCAGCACGCGCCGGACCTCGCGGAACACGGCGACCATCTTGGCGACGTACTCGGCGGGGGTGGGTTCGAGGCCGAGTTGCTTGTCGGTTTTGCGAGCGCCGCACTTGGGGCATAGCCGCATCACTCTGAGGGCTGTTCGGTCACTCGCCTCCTGCGCCGGGCTTCTGTGATCGCACTCCGCGTCCCCGCCCTCCCACTCAGCCGTTCCGTAGTCACGCAGGCCCCAGTAGGGCGGGGACGTGATGCAGGTGTGGAAGTGGCCGGAGGGTAGGGTAGCGAGGACTTCGATGCAATCACCAACAAGAATAGGCATTATCAAAACTCCATAGGTAGTTCGGCGAGTTGATCGTAATATATCCGGAGGTCGTACCTCACGTCAAGCGCACCATATCGGGCCACCGTGTCGAGGTACTCGTGGTGTAGGGCGGCCCGATCCACGGATCCTTTGTGTCCTGATTCCCCGTACCGGACAAACTCCATGAACTCCTGTTTGGTCACACCAGATCGGTTGTCCAGGATGTGGGCGCGGACCATCGTATCGGCCACCACGTTCTTGATGGTCGTCCCCAGTTTGACGACAGACCACACCTCCTCAAATTGCCAATTCTGTATGATCTTCGGCGTCGGCCCGGCCAACCAGTTTTTCAGGTACTCCTTAACCTGGACCAGATCCTCGGGGGACCATCGCGCTTGGCGGTGTTCCAGGGGGATCACCCAGGCGGTCTCCTCAACGTTGGCCAGGGAGGCCAGGAGGAGTTTGGCATCAGGTTGAAATGAGTCGAGGCCGTTTGTCTCCCAGTCGAAGGCCGTGGGCTTCTTCTCGGCGGTCAGGCGGTTCAGGAGGCGCTCCACCCCGGCCAAGTCTTCGACCATCTCGAACCCGACAGGGTCGAGGCGTGTATCCACCAGGGGAGGACCGGCGAGGGCGGTCAGGCCCAACCTCATGGCCTCGGTCATCCGGGCGTCGAACTTCCCGGTCTTCTCTCCCCGTTGCCTCTCGGACAGGTAAAACGAGGGGGCAAACCCACACACCACCGGACACCCCCACAGGTGGGACGGGACGACCCGGCCGTGCATGTTGGAGGCGTTGGCGCTGAAGGGGGCGTCCCTCAGGATCTCGGAGATGGCAGGAGTCCCGAAGGCGAAGATCAGATCCGGTTTGAACTCACGGAGTTGTTTGGTCACTCTCGACCGGCAACACATCAACTCCTCCCCCTCCGGAAGCCGGTCCTTCGGGGTCCGGCACTGGAGGACGTGGACCTTCAGGCAGTCGTCATCCAGGCTGATCCCCACCTTCCGGAAATGCTTCCGGAGGAAAGCGCCCTGGCGGCCCACCATCGGCCGGTCGATACGGCCCTCCTCATCGCCTGGGAATCCCATGACCACCGCGATCCCCAAGTCACCACCACCGGCGGGATCCATCCTACCGGATCGACACAGGCGATCCAGGCCACAATCCTGACACCCACGAGTGGGGGTCCGGCGGGCGGCCTTCTTGATGACCGTCTTCGACAGTTCTTCCGGCGTGAAGAAGAATGAGTTTTTAATTCCCATTGTTTATCCAAACCCCGGCCCGGTGATTAGGGTCACCGGACCGGGGTCCACGAGGAGACACAACACACGAAACGACAACCAAGACATTGTAGCGATCATCCCACACGTTCGGTGGCCGAAAGGTACACAAACCCTTCGGACTCGAACCGGGCGAACTGGCCGTTCTCAGCCACCTTGACAACCTTGACAACCTGGGACTCGCCGAGGATGTCGGAGAAGAACCCCGGATGGATCTTGAACTTCATGGGGGCGACCTCGGCCGGGACATCGAACTTCTCGTCCACGCGGTAGGATCCGTCGCGGCCTTCGGAGGTCAGGGTCATCTCGCCCTCGGCGAACGAGACCAACACCTCCTGGTCCAAGGTCGCCTCTTCCTTCTGGAGGGCCTGGAGTCGCCGGAGGGACTCACGGGTCTCCTCGGGGAGGTTGACCTCGATGGAGAGATCCTCGGTGTCCTCGACCCACTTCATCACGTCGGGGTACTGCCCGAAGAGGGCCAGGGCGGCGATGACCAGGGTCGGTGTTCGGAAGTACAACACCCCGGACTTCCAGGCCCACTCGGTGATCTCACACTCATACCGAACCAACTGGGAGGCGAGTTCCTGGGTCACGTTGAATCCACCGTCCTCCATCACGGCATCGTCCATCGTGAAGACCGCGATCCGGAAAGCGTTCGCGGCCATGACGTGGTTGTCCTCGACACGCACCCCACAAAGCGCACCTTGGGAGGTGGTCTTGGCGGCGGCGAACCGAACCCGGCGGATCCCCTCGATCAGGCCAGCGGGGACCGGCTTCCAATCGATGTTTTCGAGGGTCAGCTTCGAGAGTTGTTTCGGATCCATGGCCACGGAGGTCTTGTACTTCTTCCGCCCGGCCTTGACCGTAAGGGTCGTCTCGTCGAGGTCGAATTTGATCTCCTCGTCATGGATGGCCCGGATGTACTTGAAGAACCCGTCGGCCGGAACACGACACCCCAGACCGGCGTCCTCAGGTAGAGTGGCCTCGATCAGGATCTGGCCGTCACTGGCCCGTATCTTGTTGCCGGTGAAGAGGAAGTCAACGCACTCCTCGGCGGTCGGGTTGGACGCCACAGCGGGGAACACCTGGGCCATGGCGTCAACGAGAGTTTGTCTATTCATCGGTAAATCTCCTTGTGGTTCAGTATAGCGGGCGGGCCAGGGGCCTACCCAACATCCCAAGAAAACATCTCTTCCTCGATCCAGAGCGTGACATTCGACACGGCCCACGAACGGGACCCAGTCTTCGAGACCCGGTTGAGGACCGCCCCGATCTCGGCGGCGATATTACAGGGGGTTGGTTCTCCATCGAACGAGAACATCTGGACGGTAGCGATTTTGACCAAGTTGGTGATGAGATCCTGATCCGCCGTACCATTCAAAATCGTGATGTTCTTCAAACCCTCCATAATCGGATTTATAAGTTCCCCCACGTCTTCATCACCCACGACACGCCCGGCCTGCAAACGGCCAGTGAAAGTGATCTCCACCTCGGCGGTGTGCCCGTGGAGTATCCGTTCCGGATCGGTAAAACCGGACGACAATAGGCGGTGAATGAAATTCATCACGAACGACTTGGTGACAGACGATGAGGCCATGTTCTACACTCCTGTGATTGTGGCGACCCCACCCGTTCTGAGATCCAGGACGTGGTCGGGTTGTAGTTCAACTGGGGCCGTTCCCCAAGACACGCACGGTTGAATATGCTCGTTCCGAGAGGCGAAGTAAATCGACCCACTCGGGGCATGTCGCCAGAAAAACATAGAGGGGTCGCTCGACGTTCTGACGAGGAAGGTTCTCGGGTTCTCGGGTTCATTCCCAACGACTACCAAGGCCACCCCCTCAACCGGCGTGGTCTCGATCAGGCGGCACGACAACGCCACATCATCGATAGTTGTCCGGCCCATGAAACGGGAGAGAAGATCCAGCGGGCGCTCTCCTCCACGGAGACCCAGGGACTCGGCATTGGTGAAACTACCAGCGGCCACCACACCGGCCTCGGCCGTGGGAGGTTGTCGCCCTTTCAACTTGGTCTCGAACACACCCAAGACGGTACAGTACGGCGTCATGGCATAGCGCCGATACTGGCCCACCAACCCCTCGGCCTTGACCCGGTCGAGCATACCCAGGAACCAACCGAGGTTGAGAATGTCCTTGTTGCCGAACGCTCCGATGATACAACGCATGATCTACCCTTCCCGGCTGATGCCGACCTTCAGACGGAACGTGATCCGGCCCTCGGGGATGAGGATCCCGAACGCCTTCCCGAACCCGATACCGTACCCCACCGTTTTCTCCAGGGAGGCCCTGGAGGCGATCTTGTCCCCATAGGCCTCCATGGTACGTTTGGTGACCTCCTGGGCCGTGTGGAGGCCGTCACCCAGGGCGTAGATGATATCGGCCACCATCCCCCGGAGAGTTTCCTTCCCGGCGGGCCTGGGCTTCTTGGGCTTCAGCTTCTTGGGCCGGGGGGGCGAGGCGGCCTCGTCGGGGGCGTCCTCTCCTCGGTCACCCGTCCCGGCGTCCGGGATCTCCGAGACCGCCTCGGTCTTGTCATCGGCACTGGCCACGCCATCGGTGGGGTGGGACTCACTGGACGGGGCATCCTCGGCGGCCGCGACGGCAGTACCTGGATCATCCTCGGCCGGAGTCCCACCACTCCCACTGATGGCGTTGTTTTGGTTGAGCCGCATTTCCTGATCGGACATCTGGTCCCCGCCATCGGTCTGGTCCACCTCGGCCTCCTCAAGGGCGCCTTCGATCCTCTCCCAATTATCCACGTTAACCGCCACATTCTCAGGGAAGAAGATAATTTCCCCGGTGGTCCTATTGCGCCACTGGTTCTCAGGGATCTCATCGACCGGAGGAGTGACCCCCTCGGGGATCTCCTCGACGGCCTGGACGGCCTCAGGGGCGTCTTCGACCTTCTCAACGACCTCAGGGGCGGCCGGGGGTTCCGGTGCCTCCTGGGGGGCCTCAGGGGCCTCACCCTTCTTGAGGGCGTGGGACTTCTGGCAGAGGACCCACATGACGTGGTCCTCGACCTTGCACCCCTTACACTCAGCGACGGTCATGTCCGGATCCTCACCGAACAGGCCGCAATCCTTCGAGTACTGCTTCTTGATGTCGGCCATGTCGGCCACATCGGTGGGGGTCATTGAATCCGCCGTTGTCTTGGACTTCTTCTTGGTCATGTTGGTGGATCTCCTTCGGTTTGGGTGCCAGCACACTATACCGACCAGGGTCAGGGTCCCCTCAAAGTTTCCTCAGAGAATCTCATCAAGGGGTATGTAATTTTTCTCAATCCAATTTTTTCGTGGGTTCTGATTATTCAGAGGATCTCCACACCCTTACCAAACTGAGGCCCTTAACCCCCTTAGTTCTCTCCCCCTTTAGGGGGAGAGAACCCACGAGAATCAAAAAACGACACCCAGCGTGAGAAGGGGGCGCAAGCCCCCGACGAGCGTTAGTAGTTGCGCGCCGAATATCAACCCCGGTCGCTATACTGGGCCAAGAAGAACGGAGAACAGAATGGCCAACCTCACAGTGAAACTGTCCAAGGAACAACACCAACGATTTGTCCAAGGCGAACCTCTAACCGTCACGATCCTCCACCCAGGGGAAACGAAACGAGAGAGGGAGGTCTCAAACATGGACATCCCCAAACGAGTCGAGGTCGTGGTTGATGCCTGGAACAAGTCCGACTTCATCCTGGTCGAATCAATCCAGGATCCCAAGAACAACAGGGTCTCCGATGACGAGATCATCGAACAGAAAAACCTCTTGGCCAAAATCGTGGAAGAGATGGGCGTGGGGGCAATCAAGGCCGCCATGGCCAAATACTTCGAGGCGTGTGATGCTGGCCTCCATTTGTTCCAAGGAAGGAACAACGCCTACAAGAACCTGATCGGGTTCATCAGACGCCTTCGTAAGTTGCACCAGAATCCAAAAGTCATTCCCTGGTGGGGCAAACCAAAATTCAACGACCCCAACCCGAAACTCACCCAACACATCGCTGACTCATACGCCAAAAGATTCCTGGGCCGGAAGAGGTACAACCTCAAAGAAACAGGTTCCCAGTACTCGGCCTTCGCCGGGGCCGGTGATTGGATCACCCTCCGTGCCGAGAGGACCAACTACTCTGAGGACCAGTTGATCAAGTTCATGTTGGACGAGGTCGAGGAACGTTGGGGGGATGGTGGTTGGGTTTCACCGTCCAAGTTGATCCTCGACGTTCTCTGGACCGATTACATCCCCCAGCGTATCAAGAGGATGTTCGGAGGGTAGCGCCCACAATACCAAGTGTCCCATCATTTCTTTCTCGGAAAGTTTTTCTGGTTTTCCTCTTGACAAATGGTTACCCCTGGCCGATAATGCTTTCAGTGAAGCACGAACCCCCAACAAGGAACCAAGGCCATGAACACTAACGAGACCAAGACAAACGAACGACTCCTTGGCGTAGAAGACGGCGGCCAGGGTTTCTGTGATGCCTGTGGGACCAAGATCCGTTGGCATCACCACGTCGAGAACCTTGACACCAACGCCCAGAGAGTCCTGGGGTCCGAGTGCGTGGCCAAGGCCCTTCGCCCGGCCGCCAAGGTTGCCCTGGCCATCACCAAGACGAAGGTGGACTTGGTTGGCAAGGTCCAGAAGTTCCTGGCCAGTCACGACCGGGCCAAGGTGGTAGACTTCGTGAAGCGCCTCCACATCTGGACGGTCAACAATCACTTCGGCCTCGACACGGCCGAGGAGTTCATCACCCACGTAGAGAACCTGTAACCCCTAGATAAGGAACCAAGGCCATGAAACTCAATGAAGAACCCCCCACCGTCTTCCCCACCGCCAAGGCCGAGAACCACGGTGAGTGCCTGAACATCGAGGACCCGGACTGGGACTACCGCGTCAAGGGGTCGCCCTCCGGGAAGACCGCCACCATCGAGGTGTTCGACGAGGACGGCTACTTCATCGGGACCATGTAAAAACAGGCCCGAAAGTTTTTCTGATTTTCCCCTTGACAAATGATCCGCCCTCGCCGATAATACTCTCAGTGAAGCACAAACCCGAACGCGGAACCTCAACAAGGAACCAGACCATGAAGATCAACGGCCGAGTGAAATTCTTCCTCGCCACGTACAACCAAGAAGCCTTCGGCCGGATCATCGAGATGGTGTCGCCCAGACTCGCCAGAGTCCAGACCGTCTTCGGAACGTTCAGTGTGATGGCCCGTGACCTCTCGGCCGATGACCGGGATCTCCCGATGACCTCCAAGGAGATCAAGGCCTCCCTCCGAGAGTACACCCAGGTCCAACTGACCGCCGCCTTCGAGATGGTCGAGAACAAGATCGACTGGCGGAATCCCATCGACGCCATCATCCGAACCAGAGACTTCGACCGGGTCAAGGCCGCGATCATCCACTTCACCGCCACCGTCCCCGCCATCATGGAACGGACCGGCCGGAACTACCTTCGGATCAAGGCCGCCGGTTACCGCGCCGGACCGGCCGGGCCGTAAGAAGCCGCCGGGATCCTCCTCCCTCCGGGGAGGGGGATTTTTCGCCCGGAAAGTTTTTCTGATTTTCTTGTTGACTTTTGTTTGTGGCGAGCGTATTATACATACATGAGCAACGAACAGAACAAAGCGATGACGAGCAAGGCAAGGCACGAAGCCGACCTCTACAAGTTTCTCCGAGAGAACCAAAGCACGAATCTTCCCGGATGCACGGGCATCCGAGAACTCGCCGCGATCTGGTACAAGGCCCACAAGGCCGCCTAAGGGACAAGACCATGACCACCGAAGAAATGATCCAGACCATCAAAGCCACCGCCTGGAACACCCTCCTGGCCGCCGTCGCCAAGGCCTCCACCGACATCAGCATCATCCGCCCCGATGACAATGGGACCGGTTACTCAGATCTCCACGAGATCCGGAACACCGGCGTGATGTTCGAGGTTCGGGTCCGAATGTCCGCCGGGCCGGGTAAGGTTCTCGCCCGGTTCGCCATCGCCCCGCCCGGCCGCCACATCGAAGACCTGGACCGCCTCGTGGCCCTCCTGGTCTTCGGCGGCCGGGCCGTGGCCGTCAAGGACGCCTACATCGTCTGTGGGGCCGACCACGACCAGGGCGCTCCCGAAGCCGCCGTCACCCGCCAGGGCCTGGAAGAGGCCGAACGGACCGCCCGATCCATGGAGGCCTGTGGCTACCGCCGGACGACCCTGACCTCCCTGGAGGATCTGGCCAACGGTTGAATCAACCGCCGGACCCCGCCCTCCTTGGAGGGGGGCGGGGAATTGTCGCACGAACCAAGTGTCGCACAAAGATTTTCCAAGGAAAAAATCATGACTCAAAAGACCGCCCGCTACGAATGCCTGGCCTGTGGCCGAACCTTCCAGAACCTGAAGGCCGTCCAGAACGCACGGATCAACGGTTGCCCCGAGTGCAAGGGCCGCGACCTGGACCTCGCCCTCACCACCGAAGAGAAGGCCATCCTGGCCGACTCGAATATCTAACCCCCGGAAAGGGACGTGCAGCATGAAGCGAATCGAGATCAGCATCAACAAGGAAAGCCGGAACGACCGGATGATCATGGGTATGATCGCCGGAGTCCTGGGCGGGATCGGTGTCCTGGCCCTGGTCATCATGGTCATCGCCGCCATCGCTGATTGTGTCCCCGAGTGGTTGACCACCTGGGACGTGATCGAGACCATCGGGATGTCGTGGTTCTTCATCTCGACCGCCCGGATGTTCCTGGGTGACGTGGCCGTGTACGACTCCCAGGCCGAACGCGCCGAGGAGGTGTCCAAGTGATCGCCGACGACCAGAGTCTCAGCGGAGCGAAGACGCGCTTCGGTTCCCCCATCCGGATCTGGGACGCGGGGTTCGGCCCCCTGTGGATCTACCGGGAACCCCTGGGGGTCCTGGGGATCGTCCGGGCCTCGACCTGGGAGGAGGCCTACGAGTGCGTGATTGACGAGATCATGCACGACGCCGACCCAACCGACTTCGACGACTGGCCGACCGACGGGGAACAGGATCTCCCCGAGGGCGTCCACTACCGATACAACGGGGTCCCGTCCAACGATGGTTTGGAGTCCGCCATGGCCGCCGAAGATCTCAACGGGGCGTTCCTCGACCCCCTGACCCAGGCCCTCCTGGACGAACTCCAACTCACCCTGGAGATCTCGGACGATTGAGAAAACCAACTCAGCGCCCCAGGCCTTCCGGCCGCCAACCGGGGGGCCTTTTCTATGGGCCGAAGTTTTTCTTATTTTCCTCTTGACAAATGATCCACCTTGGCCGATAATGTTTGTAGATGAATGACGTATTGACAACCGAATACGACACACCGCCGGGAAGGTGACCGCAAGGGCAAGGCCAGTAGACAGCCGAGAAGACCCAGGTTCTCACCCATCCGGAGTTCTGTCCGCGAAAGGCAGAGGTAGTCTCAGAGAGACGCCCGGCGGTGTGTCACAAACCATCGGCGAAGGTGACGCGATAACAACGTCGCGCCGGTCCAAACGGATAGTGATAAGAACCGCCCAGGCGGCCCGCCGGACAAGACCCGACACGGGACAATATCACCGCTCGTCGATGACAACCGAAACCAACCCCAACCGGAAAGGCCTCACCATGAACCACATCAAGAAACTGGAAGCCCAGGTCGTCCGCCTCACTGAGATGTTGGAAGCCAACCGCGAGAATCACGACGACTTGATCCGTTACCTGTCCTCCTCGAAGTTCAACGAGGATCCCACCGTCCAGGTCACCGACGTGATCGTCCGGATGGCCCAGGGCCGTGGCCAGATGTCGGACGTGTACTGGGGCGGGAAGCCGCAACTCGATACCGTCGGGATGTCGGCCGACGAACTGGGCCTCCAGGCCTTGGAGTTCTAGGCCGGAAAGTTTTTCTGATTTTATCCTTGACAAACGAACCACCCTCGCCGATAATACTCTCAGTGAAGTAAACAACCGAACACGTAACCACGAGACGAAAGGGACAGACATGGCATTTGGAAACAACATCGCCGAGAGAAGCCGGAAGACAGACCTCATCACCCAGATCCAGATGTCGAGATGTGGTGTTGTCGGCAAGGCTGCCGCCATCGAGACCACCACCAACTACCGCCGGAAGACGGTCAAGGAACTGGAAGTCCTGGCCAAGGAAGCCTACGCGATCTACAGGGCCACCGTGGAACAGGCCGACCCGAAGTTCCTGGACTCGGAGGTCCAGGCCTACGAGGATAGGACCAGGGCCGCCTTGACCGCCTAAACCCCAAGCCAACCCCTCCCCCTCCGGGGGGCGGGGAGGAGACCCTCCGATGAACCTGACCGAACAACTACTGAAGGCAGGGGCCGACGCCGTCGAGGCCCTGAGGTCCGAGATCAAAAATCCAGTGGCCACCATTGTCGAGGATCGGGAGATCCTGGCCTTCGCGTTCCGGGGTCAGATTTTCCAGGCCGACGCCACCGAATACGTCGCCCGAACCGGCCACATCTTCGGCCTGTCGGTCGAGGCCGACCAGTCAATCGCCCTACGCTCGATCCTCGATAAATGGGCCGCGAAATTATTTTGATTTTCCCCTTGACAAAAGGTTGGGTGTGGTGTACTATACCTACATGAGCAACACGAACACAACCAAGCAAAGCACCCAACCGAAAGGCCTCACCATGAACTTCAAAACCTGGATCAAAACGTTTGTTGCCGAGAAGAACATCGACACCGAGGCCCTGATGGAAATCGAAGGCCCCTCCGGCCTCAACATCATGCCGGTCGCCATCCTGATCGACGCCATGATCAGCGCCCCCGCCAACGAACAGAAGAAGATCAAGACGACCATCGTCAAGATCGACTACATGAACGGGAACGTGATGCACTACTTCAAATATCTTGCTAAGGCAATCGCCGCCTAACCAACCACCACCAACCCCTCCCCCTCCGGGGGGGGGAGGGAAGGGACACAATCATGAAACGCATCACGAACACGATGGTCTGTGAGAAACTGAAGGCCAAGGGCATCGGCCCGGAAGAGGTCACGATGGTAGACGCCAAGGACGCCTACATCGAACTGAAGGAAGCCCAGGGATGGACCCCCCGCCGGGGCGGCCTCGCCAGAGGCGGACAGGTCACCAACCACGGGATCACCTGGGACCGCTGCAACAACATCACGGATCTGTACTACGACGACCCCTCCTACCGGTAACGAAAGGGACACACCATGATCACCGACAACGTCAAGAAGATCAAAGCCCTCATCATCCTCCGGGACGCCGTAGTCGAGTTGTTCCCGGACGAAGACCCACCCAGGATCACCGAGGCCGAATACGACCACCCCATCCTGGTCTGGGAAGGCATCTACGAATGGGCCGTGTGTGTGACCATCGGTTCCTCGATCCTGGCCGGGGAGTCGGGTAACTACTCCACCCCCCTCCAAGCCAACCTCCAGGCCGCCGTCGAGAAGATCAAGGCCATGGGCGTGAACCTGGAAGCGGACTCGTCCTGGGCCGTCTCGGCCTGGGGGGTGTGAACATGATCACCCCCGACAACCTCGACATCATGGGCCAGAGACTCCTGGCCCACGCCGCCAAGGAACTGGGCCTGAACGGCCCCCAGATCGCCGAAGTCCTCCAAATGGCCCAGGCGGCCGCCACCCTCAACGGAGAGTCCCCAGAGGCCCCCAGCGTGGCCTCCTTGGCCGAGGCGATCCAGTACCGGTCCAAGGCCAACGCCCTGGTCATCGCCGCCGACTCCGACGCCTGGGCCAAGGAGCGTTGTGACCGAATGGCCCACGGTGACCCGGAGACCCTGGCCATCCTCCGGGAAGAACTTCTCCCAAACGGCCGGTCCTACTTGGCCCAACGGATCGACTCCATTCTGGAGGCCTCGAAATTATTTTGTTTTTCCTCTTGACAAATGGTTGGGCCTGACCGATACTGTGTTCAGTGAAGCAAACAACACGAACCCCCAACCAAGGAACCGAGACCATGAAGACCCGAACGAAAAAGACCCTGATCAGACTAGGCCTGGATGACTCCGACGCCATCGAGGTTTCCCGCTACACCGAAGCCGACGTTCTCGGCGAAGGCCTCACCGTCCAGTTGTTGGCGCTGACCGCCGGAAGCATCGAATCCGTCTCGGCCCTGTCGGTGGACGATGCTGAACTGATCGGCCGGAAGTTGATCCAGGCCGCCCAGGAGATCCGGGACGAGAAGGCGTCGGAGTAACCAACCCCCAACCCCTAACCCGCTGCAAGGAGACCACCATGAAAATCCGCCTCGCCTACCACACCATCGAAACCCGGAACGAACTGGGCCTGGGAATCCGCCTGTCCGTCACTCGCCACTACCGCGACGACAGTCCCGACACCGAAGTGGCCGTGGACTACCTGGACGCCGCCGAGGCCAAGGCCCTGGCCGCCGCCCTGAACGTCCAGGCCGGAAAGGCGAAGTGACATGAACCGGACCGCCAGAGTGATTCTCCTTCTCCTGGGTGGGGGCGTGATTATCGCCTCCACCCACGAGGAGGTGATGAAGAACGAACACATCCTCCTGACCATGATCATCGCCGGAGTCGCCCTCATTTGGAGCGCGGTCCGAGACCTGAGGAACTCACCATGAAATACGAAGACCTCCCGAGGCCGACCCACCTGGACGCCGCCCTGGCCTTCGCCACCGAGGCTCACCGGGGCCGGAAGGACAAAGCCGGACTACCAGAGATCCTCCACCCCCTCAAAGTTCTGATGGCCCTGGCAGACCCCAACGAACTCCAGGAACAGGCCGCCCTGGTCCACGACACGGTCGAGGACACCGGGGCCACCCTGGACGATGTGGAAGCCGCCCTCGGCCCCGATGTCCGCCGGGTGGTGGATCACCTGTCTCGCCGAGAGGGGGAGATCTACCTGGATTACATCGACCGCCTGATGGGCGACCCGGACGCCATGGCCGTGAAGGCCGCCGACTTGTGGGTCAACTACCACCGAAGCCCCCTGGCCGAAAACTGGGCCAGCCTTCGGAAGCGATACGAGGCCGCCGCAAAAAAAATCGGTATTACCTTCACCTGATCCCTACCCTGGAAGATAAACTAAAGCAACACGAACCCACAAGGAGAACACAAAATGTCAGACGAGATCGAAGTCATCAACGGCCGCGCCAGTATCGCTTACTCAGGGAACCCACCTTGGCATGGAATGGGCCAAGCCCACGACGGGGCCATGACCCGAGAGTTCCTGGCCGAGAACGCCGGTCTGGGTTTCGAGGTCGAGAAACAACAGGTCCGCCTGGGTGACGCCGCCATCCCGGTCCCCAACTGGTGGGCCGTGGTGCGAACCGACAAGCCGACCGGTGAGAACGTCTTGGGGTTGGTCAAGGGAAAGTACGTCCCGATCCAGACCTCCGAACTCTTCGACGTGATGGACAAGATCGTCGGGGAGTCGAAGGCCATCTACCACGCCGGCGGTGTCCTTCACAACGGCCGCCGGGTGTGGATTCTGGCCAAACTCCCTGGGGAGATCGAGGTGACGTCCCAGGACCGCGTGGCGCAGTACCTCGCCATCTCCAACTGTCACGACGGGACCGAGGCCGCCCGGATCTTCTTCACCCCGATCCGGATCGTCTGCCAGAACACCCTGAACATCGCCGTACAGACGGCCGGTGTCAAGGCCTGTGTCTGGCACACCGGGAACACCGCGTGGCAGTTCTCCAACGCCGCCGAGATCCTGGGGATTGCCACCAAGGCCTTCCAGACTACCGGAGGTTGTTACTCGATGATGCGGGACTTCGGCCTGACCACCTCCACGGCCGCCGAGTACTTCGAGAAGATCATCCCAGACGATCCGGAGAAACAGGCCACCTACAAGTCGAAGGCCAACGTCCGCGCCAAGATGGGTGAACTCTTCGAGACCGGCAAGGGGAACGCCCTGGACGGAACCCGAGGAACTCTCTGGGCCGCCTACAATGCCGCCACCGAATACGTCGATCACGTCAAATTCGCCGGGCGGGATCCGGGCAAGCGCCTGTCGTATTCGTGGTTCGGGTCCGGTGCGAAACTCCGGGCCACCGCCTTCCGGGCCGCCAAGGAAATGGTGAAGGCCCGATGAAGAAGCGAAACTTCAACTGTCTGGAGTGTGGATTCTTGGCCAATGGTCCGGCCACCCTGGGTGTGCATTACAGGGAGTTCCCGGACCATCGGCCGGGGTCCGAGAAGGGGCCTCCCACCAATGCCCGAGAGGGTTCTCGGAAGGCCTACGCCGCCGAGATCGTCAGGGCCATCGCCCTCCAGGCCGATGAAGGTGGGGCCGACTTCGCCGCCGGTCTGGCCGCCCTCCTGAGGGAACCAAACAACGAGCGCCTCGACATGTACCTCCGCTACATCTTCAACCCGGTCTTCAAAAAACTGATCCCCGACGAGATGTCCCCCGACGAGAAGGAGATCCGGTTGAAGGAAATCGAGGCGCAATTGGCCCAGGCCCAACAGGACTCCGGGGGAGGTAGTGGTCAGGTCCAGGTGGTCTTCCCTGTGATGCCCGCGCCAGATGGATCCGGGGGTCTCCCAGGCCTTCCAGGAAAAACAGTGGCTACCCCCAGCGGTGGGGATATACTGGAAGGCGAAGTCGTCCAGCCTGACTACGACGACGACTTCTAAAAAGGAAAAATACTCTATGCTCTATCAGGATGTGAGGCCCACCACTCTCAACAAGGTCTTCGGGAACAAGGCCGCCAAGGCCCAACTCCAACGCGCCCTGGACAACCCAGACAACCGCGCCCACGTCTACCTCTTCTACGGGGCCTCCGGATGTGGGAAGACCACCCTCGCCCGTATCATGGGACTGTCTCTAACCAACGACCCGTCCAACATCATCGAGATCAACGCCGCCAATGAACGTGGAGTGGCCACCGCCAGAGAGTTGGACAAGTTCGCCCGACACACTCCCCTCGGAGGAGGGAACCGGGTGGTCCTCTTGGACGAGGCGCACATGTTGACAAGCGAGGCGCAGAACTGTCTCCTGAAGACCCTGGAGGACATCCCGCCCCACTGTTACTATTTCCTGTGTTCGACCGAACCCAAGAAACTCAAACCCACCATCCGAGGCCGGGCCGAATTAGTTGAAGTCGCACCCCTGAAGAAGGACGATCTCTTCGACCTGATCGACGATGTACTGGTCCAGGACTCCGATAGGATCCCTGACCCTGGGGATGATGTGATCGCCGCTATCGTCCGGGCCTGTGAGGGATGCCCACGCCAAGCGTTGGTCCTCCTGGAACAGACCATCGGGATGGAACCATTGGACGCCCTCAACATCGTCAAAAGGCATCTCAACGGCGCTTCGGAGATGATTGAGTTGTGCCGGAAGATGGTTGAACGAACAAAATCGTGGAATGGTCTTGTGAAGATCTATAATGCGTTAGAAGACCACGATCCGGAACGGGTCCGGAGATGCCTCATGGGATACTTCGCCGGATGCCTGAAGAGATCCAAGTCGGACGCCGAGGGCGGGAAGTTCGCCGACATGATCTTGGATCTGTCGGAAAACACGTATGACGCCGGGGAACCGAAACTCCTGGCGATGATGTTCACCGCGTACAACCGCTAACCAACACGGAACCCAAACCAAGGAGCAGATGAAGATGGCACTAGACCGAAACAGCAGACGAAGCCGAGGCCGAGGCGCAGGAGAACGCGCCGAGAATGTCACACGGAACCGAGACGACAAAGGGACGTTCGACGACCGCGCCGGTTTCCTGAAATCGGAAGCCGAGTTGACCAAGGCCGGGATCACAATGTACCAAACCGCATCCGGGAAGGACGGGGCCGCCAAACTCCATTCCATCCACGTCCTGGAACCGCATCCCGATGATCCCAACCTCGTCGGCCTGGGCCTCTACGGCCACCGTGATGTGGGAGGCAACGGAGACGCCTTCCTATGCCCGAAGGAGATGCGGGCGTATCTGGCCAAGCAGCAACTCCCCATTCCGCCGAAGATCGAGGACGGCCGGTGTCCGATGTGCGAACACCACGAGAAACTCCTGTCGGTCTACAAGAAGAAGAAGGACAAGGTGGGGGAGAAGGTCCGGAACCAGATGTGGCAGGAGTTGCGCAAGTACCGCGCTTCCTCCGGCAAATGGAACGAACCGGGACCCGTCAAGTTCCTGACCTGGGTCGTTGACGCCACCGACAGGGACACCGAGGACGAGGGCGTCAAAGTCTTCCTGATGGCCCCCACGATCCACGACAAGGGTCTGGTGAAGTTCATCAAACCTTCGGGTGACCGCAAGGGCAAAGATCCTCTGGACCCCGATGATGGGTATATCTTCGAGTTCGAGCGGGAGGGGAAGGAGTGGCACGAGATCGAGTACTCCGGCTACGGGCTGACCGACAGAGACCCGGTCCCGGATGAGTGGATGGACGCCGTCCCTCATTACTACGATGTCCTCCAGTTCGAGGACTACGACACCATCAGGGCCGCGATGGGTACGATGACCGAGGCCGACGATGACGACGAGGGCGACGACACACGCCGCCGGAACCGAGACGACGAGGAAGAACCCCGCCGCCGTAGCCGGTCCAGCCGCCGGGGCCGGGACGAGGCCGACGAGGGCGACGACACACGCCGCCGGAGCCGGTCCCGAAGCCGGGACGACGATGATCCTCCGGCCGAGGAACCCCGCCGCCGGGAGGGTGTCAAGGACGAGGTGGGCGACCACTTTGATAACACCAATCCCAAACGGGACCGGGATGATGGCGATGACCCCAAGGAAGAACCCCGCCGCCGGAGCCGTCGGGATCCCGACGATGATCCTCCCGCCGAGGAGCCGAGACGCCGGAGCCGCCGGGATTCGGACGACGATCCCAAGAAGGACGACGAACCCCGCCGCCGGAGCCGGGACGATACCAAAGACGACGAGGACGACGAGGTCGCCGAGATTCGCCGCCGTCGGGCGGGACGCCGGGCCAAGGACGACAACGGCCGGGGCAAGGGCAAGGACGACGATGAGGAGATGCCGTACTAACCTCCGTTGAACCGTTCACCAAGTACAAACATCGTTCGGAAAGGAACACCCCATGAAAGCAATGAAAAAACACCTGAAGGTTCTCGGCATGTTGGGCCGGGACAAAGTGACTGGAGTCGTTGGTGTGGTGACATCCATCAGCTTCGATCTCTTTGGTTGCATCCAGGTTGTACTACAACCCCAGGTGGGTGAGAACGGCAAGTGTGAGGATGGTCGTTGGTTTGACATCGGCCGGGTTGGCATCACCAACGCAGAACCCGTGATGCCCACCCCGGACTTCGACCAAGGTTCCGTCGCCGAGGGCAAAAAAGGACCGGCCGAAAAGCCGATGATGCCATGAACACGGAATCCCAAGAAGAATACGCCGACCTCCGGAAGAAGTTGATGATCCATCCCACTGGTCTCCATGAGGACGCCAAGTGGCAACCGGACCTAGCCGCCAGAGCCGGGGAACTCACGGCCGAACTCAAGGCCGGATCCAAACGGGCCAAGATCCGTTTGGAGGAGATCCGGGCCGCCACGGCCACCGAGGTCAGGCGGAACCCCGAGAAATTCGGTCTGGAGAAGACGACCGAGGCGGCCGTCGGCGCGGCGGTAACCTGTGACGAACGGGTCAGCACGGCGGCCGAGAAGTCCATCGACGCCGACCGGGACGCTGACCGGGCCGCCGTGGTCGCCAACTCTTACGAGCATCGCCGGAGTATGCTCAAACTCGAAGTCGAACTCTACACGCGAAATTACTTCGGTGAAGTGGTCCAGAAGGAAATGACTGGGGCCGAGGATACCGTGGACAGGAAAGATGGAGACCAACACAATGAGCGACCTAACGAAAGCAAACGCCGCCGCCGACGCCGAGAAACCCAAACAGAGACGGCCCCCCCAACCGCCGAGTGAGGTGGATTCGGTTTCGGAAGATCTGGTCCGTGAGAACCTTCCGCCGGTCCGGTTCTTCCTTTCGACGGGATCGACCATCCTGGACCTCGCCATCTCCGGCCGCTACCCTGGAGGCGTTGGGTCCGGCCGGGTCACCCAGATCATCGGGAACAACTCCACCGCCAAGAGCGTGATCTCAAAGGAGATAATGGGATCCGCCCAACGAGCCGGTGGAACCGCCATCGAGGAGGACGCCGAATTCACCCCGGACTTCGACCGCGCCGAACTATTCGGCCTGGACGTGGGAGACTGGGTGAAGGAGGATGTCCAACTCGACGGCCCCGACAAGACAATGAAGGACGCCCAGAGATACGCCGAGGGATACCTCTACCGGAACCCCGCCTCTATCGAGGAAGTATTCGACGACGAGATCTCCGGGGCCGTGGATCTGATTGACGGTGTGTGGGGCAAGAAGAAGGGCCTCCCCAGGATGCCCCAGCCTGTGGTCATGTCGGTCGATACATTTACGGCGCTCCCGTCCTGTGACGAGACCGACGAAGCCCTGGAGGGGGCCTCCTACAACACGGTCCGCGCCAAGCGGATGTCGGCCGGGTTCCGGAAATGGCTGAAGCCCATCGCCACCCACGACCTGACCGTGGTCGCCGTGGACCACATCCGCGACAACGTCGGTGTGATCTTCGGGCCAAAATGGACGACTTCCGGCGGGAAGGCTATGCAACAGTACGCCTCCACCCGGATCTTCCTGGCCCGTGACAAGACCGGAGACATCAAGAACAAACACGAGAAGTTGATCGGGATCAAGGTCAAGTTCTCTGTGGTCAAAAACAAGATTGCGCCCCCTCACCGCGAGGGATTTTTCTTCGTTGTGTTCGACTACGGTGTGGACGATGTCCGGTCCAACCTCGAATGGTTGAAGGAAAACGATGACGCCGTTGACGACTCCAAGTTCGTCAAAGCCGGATCGTGGTTCTCCTGGGGAGATCTCGCCCTGGGCCAGGGAATGGGAGCCGCCATCGCCGGGATTGAGAAGAACAGCCTCGAAGAGGAAGTCCGTCAGGAGGTGGTCCGGATCTGGAACGTGGTCCACGAACCCCCGGAACGAAAGCCGAGGCAACGATGAAACAGAAGACCGCAACCGTCACCCTTCTAGTGATCGGACTCCTACTGATGATCGGATCATTTGTGGTTGGGTGGTTCGCCTTCCCATGAGGATCTTATTGAGAGGCGGCCCGGCGGATGGTAGATGGTACAACGTCAACGAGGGGGCGTCAGTTTTTTGTGTCCCAACAAAGAAACCGTCCACCTGGGAGAAGGACAAGTTCGGGCAACCCTGGCCGATACCCAGCCCGTTCACCTATCATGAGTATTGGATCGACTACCGCCTCAACCTCGGAATCTACAAAGGAACTAATCCATGATCCACATCGGAATCGACCCCGGCAAGAAGGGCGCAGTCGCTCGAATCTGGGACAACCAACGCCGGGGAGGATCCCTCTATAGTTGGGAACTGACTCCCACCCTGGTCACCGACAAGAACCGCCCCGAGTACGACATCCCCGCCATGGTGGAGATGATCCAGAGAATGGCCGACGCACCCTGTGAGGTCATGGCCGTGGTCGAGAAACAACAGGCCATGCCCGGCCAGGGACGGTCGTCCTGTTTTCAGATCGGGTATGGGTACGGGATCTGGGTCGCCATCCTAGCCTCCCTCAAGATCTCCCACGCCATCGTCCACCCCCGGACGTGGAAGAAGGTGATCCTCCGCGACATCCCCGGAACCGATCAGAAGGCCCGGTCAATCCTCGCCGCCGGGAAACTCTTCCCGGACATCTCCCTCCTACGGACACCCCGGTGTCGGGTCAAGGATGACAACATTGCCGAGGCCCTCCTCCTGGCCGAGTACTCTCGGAGGACACGAGGATGATCAAATCCATCACCCTCGACAACTTCCAGTCCCACGACTCCTCCGAGGTGGATCTCGGCCCTGGGGTCACCGTCCTGGTCGGTTCATCGAATGTCGGGAAGACCGCTATCCTCCGGGGCCTTCGGTGGATCACCGAGAACCGACCGCGTGGGACCGGAATGATCCGGACCGGAGAGAAGGAAGCCACTGTCACGGTCGAAACCACCGACGGGGACGTGATCGAGAGATCCAGGACGAAGACCAAGAACCGGTACACCTTGAACACCGAGATCTTGGAGGCCATGGGGGCCGACGTGCCGACACCGGTACAGGCCGCCCTACCCCTGGGAGATCTGAACCTCGCGCATCAACTGGACCCCCACTTCCTGGTCCTGGCCCCACCCTCTCAGATCGCCAACACGATCAACGATGCGCTCCATCTGGAAAAGGCCCGCGCTGTCGCCAATCGCCTCGCCTCCAACCTCCGGACCACGCGGACCGACCTGAAAGCCACCCAGGGGGAGTCTCTGGAGGCCCAGGAGGCCCTCCAGGCCCTCGAAGGCGTCGAAGCCTACCGACAGGCCGTCAAGACCGCTGAGACCCTCAAAACGGCCCACAAGAGCGCCCGCCAGGAGTTCCTGGCCCTGGGGACTCTTCTCGACAACATCGACCGGGCCAATCAGGATCTGAAGGGCCTGGGAATACCTCCAAACGCCGCCGAGATGATCTCCAAGGCCGAAGAGGCCCAGAGAGACGTTGAAGCAACAAGACGCCTTACAGGGACTCTGAGGTTCGTCCTAACCGGCCTAGCCGGGAACCAAGCCGACCTGGATGACATCCCAGAGATGCCAGACCTCACCGCCATGGAAGGCCACATCCGAACCAACGCCGCCAAGTGCGACCACATCCTCCGGGAACTGTCTGACCTGAGGGATACCGTGTTGGATCTCGACGAGATCGAAAAGACGTTGGCCGAGATGGAAAACAAACTCCATCGAGCGACAGAACGCTATACTGAATTACGAGCGGAGATCCGAGTCTGTCCCGTGTGTGGCCACCTCCTGACTGACGAATGAAGGTTTGGTCCGGGCGTGCCGGGAGGTGTTTTGGTCTTCTTTCCGCCTCGCTGTCCGTGATCGGCCTTAGATGAGGCACGAGCGCCCGGACCTACTATTACAAGGAACCTAACAGATGAAACTGTGTATCCTCGGAGATACTCACTTTAGAGTCCGCCCTCCCCGCCACCGGGTCGAGGAGGACTTCCTGGAAGTTTCGATGGCGAAACTCCGGGCCGCCCTGGCCGCCGCCGACCGGGCCAACTGTGACGCCCTGATCCAGGTGGGTGATTGGTTTGACTCTCCGAACCCTTCCGGGGAACTCGTGGTGGAGATGATCAGGGAACTCCGAAAGGTTCACCCTCCCGTGTACGCCATCCATGGCCAACACGACCTCGCCTACCATACCGAAGCCTCCCGTCGTAAATCCGCCCTCCGAATCATGGAGGCCGCCGGGGCCGTCAAAATCATCAACCACAAGGGAGAGGGGTTTGGGGACTGTGTTCTCTACGGAGCCGACTTCGGCCAAGAGATCCCGAAGGTCCGCCGCCCTCCGAAGGATCGCCTCCTGGTCCTCGTGGCCCACGTCATGGTGGGCAACCGGGAACTGTACCCAGGGCAAGGCCTGACCGGCCCCAGGGAGTTCGTCAAGAAACATCCCCAGTTTGACCTGTACTGCCTGGGGGACTATCACTATCCATTCACCGCGAAGGTCGGATCCCAATGGGTGATCAACCCCGGAACCCTGATCCGCAAAACCACCGCCGACCGGGAACTGGCCCACGACCCGAAGGTCGTCATCTTCGACACTGAGGCCAATGAACCCGAAGACGTTTCTCTGGGGTTCCCACCGTCCGAGGAGGTGTTTGACCTGACCGCCAAGGGAGTGGAGAAACGCGAGACAGACTTCGACTTCGAGGCCCTGGCGGATCTCCTCAAGGCCCGAGGGGAATCGGGAATCGACTTCACACAAAACTTGGAGACGTATTATTCAACACATGAAACCCCAACCCGAGTCCGCGACACGATCCGGACCGCCATGGAAGAGGTGAGCGCATGACACCGGACCAAGCCCTCAGGAATATCCAGACCGCCAAGGAGGCCGTGGCCGACGCTACCCGGCGCAAGGCCGAACTGGAAGGATCCCGCCGGACCCTCATGGCCAGACTCAAAGAGGAGTTCCGAATCGACACGGTCGCCACCGGGGAGAAACGGATCGACGAACTGGAGGACCAACTGGAAGACCAGAAAGACAAACTCAACGACCTGATGGACAAGTTGGGGGAAATGTTGAAGGGCCTCAAATGAACCTCGAAGACCACAAGGAAGCCCTCGCCCAGTTGACAGTGGCCGTTCAGGCCAACCAAGCCTGGGCCGACCGAACCTCGTTGAAAATCGAACGCCTCACCGAGGCCGAAGCCACCCTGGCCGACTCAATCCAGGTGACCAACGAGGTCCTCATGGCCACCCAAGGGCAAGCGAAAACCTTCATCGAAGGTGTGGTCGGGCAAGCCCTCGCCGACGTGTACGGGGAGGAGTACGGGTTCGAGTTGGAATATGCCATCTCAAGAGGGGCAAGTTCCGCCACCCCCTGGGTCACCAAAGGGGACTCCCGGTATTCACCCCGTGATGAACTCGGAGGAGGCGTCCTGGACATATGCTCCCTGGCCCTCCGCTTCGCCCTGTGGGCGCTGACCGACCCGCGCCCGGAACCGGTATTCGTCCTGGACGAACCCGCCAAGTTCCTGTCGAAGGATCTTCAGGTACGCTTCGGCCAGATGCTCGTGGCCCTGGCGAAATCTTTAGGGATTCAAATCGTCCTAGTGTCCCACTCGATGGCTATAATTGAACAGGCCGAACGGGCCTATGAAGTGACCCAGGAAGACGGGGTCTCAACCGTCAAGGAGATCAAGACGTGACCGAGAAACAAACACCAGCACCACCGCCGCCAACCAACCCACCTTCGGTTCCCGAGGATGAGAGGCCGCTTATGGAAGATCGGACCCTTGTGGCCGGTCCCTACATCGGCGAGTTCGGTTGGGAGATCCTGACCTGGGGGCCGATCATCCGCGCCCTGTCCCTCCGGAAGCCCTACGACAAGGTCATCATCTACACCCAAAACGGGGCCGAGGGGAAAAACCTCCTCTACCCCTTCGCCAACGAGGTTCGCCAATGTGATGGCCTGGGGAACCATGAGTCCGAGTGTCTCGGCTGGCGGGACTTCAAGGACCACATGGAAGAGTTGAATACGTGGACCCAGCAAATGGTCGCCGACATCCGTGAGGAGACCAAGGACAACGCCGACGTATTCACCTTGGCCCGCCTTCAACCCCTCAACGATCCCCACTACGGCGCAGGGATGCCCGGCCTCCTCCGGGTTCCTTCGACGGCCCCGGCCGATGAGAAGCCGACCGCCGTCCTCTGTATTCGTGACCGCGCCCTGTCGGACTTCCGGAACTGGGACCAGGAGGACTGGATCGAACTGGCCGAGGCCCTGATTAAAGCCGGTCACAACGTCATCTTCGTGGGCCAGACCCGTAAGTCCTGGGATGAGGCCATCCCCGACGGATGTGACAACCGCCTCGGCAAAACGACCGTGGACGATCTGATCCACTTGTTCTCCTGCGAGAACGTCCTGGCCATCGGCGGATCCACGGGGACCCTCCACCTCGCCTCCCAGTGCGGGTGTCCACACCTTGTCTGGGGAGGTGAAAAAAATGTCATGCGATACGCGGAGACCAACTGGTTCGCCACTCCCCACAAGGTATACGAGTGGGGTTGGGACGCCGAGACCGGCGAGGTCGTCATGGCCGTCAACCACTACTTCGAGACAAGGAGTTTCTTGTAATCATGAAAGGCCAAGTACTATTCACATTTGACGATGGGACCGCCATCCATCTGGCCGCCGCCAAGGCCCTGGCGGACCGCGAACTCCAAGCCACCTTCGGTGTGGTCACTGACAAGGTCGGGACTCCCGGCTTCCTCGACCACGAGGATCTCTCCGACATGTCCGACAACGGCCACACCATAGCCTCCCACGGGGCCGCCCACGCTTGGTTGGGTGGGCAACCCGAGAAGGACATCACACCTTCCGGCCCGGAAGGTGTGATCGAGGATGTCATCGAGGGCCGTGATGCGGTCAACTCCTGGGGATACGACGGAGACTTCCTCCTTGTTCCGTTCGGGACTCCCAACGTCGGGGGGCCGGATCACCTCCGAGAGTACGTTGACCACTTCAGGTGGATCCGGATGACCGTGGGAACGCCGCTCCCGGAGAAGTTCGGGAACTGGACGATCCTCGGCGGGAAGCGCCTCTACCCGGCCAACTACGCCGAGAAGATCATCGGCATCACCGCCGCCGCCGATGTTCGCCACCCGGAGCGTACCATGGACGTGGTCCAGTGGGCCGCCGACCTGGGCCGCCTCGCCGTGATCTGCTACCACAACGTAGCGCACCACCACGGATCCGGCCAGGACATCACCTGGGAACAATTCCAACAGGAGATCGGCTTCGTGGGCGAGATGGTCGAAGGTGGATACATCGACTGTGTCTCGCCCGCCGACCTGATCGGGCGTGGTGACGATGACTGAAGATCTGAAACCCAACGTCCCCCTACCGAAACCACTACCACCGATCAAGCCCCCGCCGGAGGTCAAGATCTACTCCTTCGAGATCGGGATCTCCAAATTGGAACTCCAACCCGGTGACATTCTCGTGGTTACGTTACCGGACAAGGCGGCCGAGTTCATGAGGGGGGCCTGGATGTCCCGGCTGAAGAACATCCTCCCCGAGGGGACCAAGGCCGTGGTGGTGGACCATGGGACCGATCTCTCCATCCTGAGGACCGAGAAATGAAACTGGCCCTCGTAGTCACCCCGGAGAATCCCGTTCCCCCCACCGGTTATGGTGGAGGGGAACGGGTGGCCAACACCATGGTCCTTGAATTGATGAAACGAGGACACGAGGTGGACCTCTACGCCGCGCCCGGATCTACCTGCCCGGCCACCAACTTGGTCACCTCCTCCGTGGCCGAGATGGGGGCCGAGAAGGAACTGGTCGCCATGATCGCCAAGGCCGCCGACCAGTACGACGCGATCATCGACCGGGCCGCCTTCCACATCACCGCCCAGGGCCTGATCAGTGGGAAGGTCATCGGCCTGATGTGTGGCGACCCCTTCAAACGATACCCCCACGACACCGTCCAGAATCGGGTGTACGTCTCCAAGGAGTTCGCCGAGTTCTGGGGATGCCCGGACCACCCCGTTCTAATGAACCCCTTGACTGAAGATCCCGAACTGGTTCCTCTCGGCAAGGGGGGGAAGTATGCCCTCTTCGTAGGGCCTATCCATCCGATGAAAGGAATTCACGTCGCCGCCGCTGTGTGTTCCGAATTGGAGATGGAGTTCAAGGTCTACGGGCCTGTGAGGGACAAACAATACTTGGCCGATCTGGAAACGTTCTCCGCCTTCCAGTACTGTGGGGAACTGGGCCAAGAAGGACGGGATAAAGTCTTCGGACGAGCGAAGGTCTTCCTACATACCGCGACCGTGTGTGATGCCGATCCAGGCGCACCCAAGGAGGCTATGTTGAGGGGGACCCCCGTGGTGTGTTCCAACAACGGAGGAATCATCTCCAGGATCAAACCATTCCACAACGGGTTCGTGTGCGACAACGTGGAGATGATGTATAAGGCCTTGATGGCCACCGAAAAAATGGATCGAACGGTCGTTCGCCAGACTATAATGGACAAGGCCGATCCCTCCCGGTACGGGGAGGAGTTGGAAGCCCTTTGTGTTCGTGTCACAAATGGAGACCGATGGAATCATGTTCGGACCTAGTGAAATACAAACAACCAATTACGGAAACACCCACCACCGGAGCGTCAACTTCCAGAACCTCCTCCGGGTGACAACCAAACTCTTCCGTCAGAAGTTCGAGATCCCGGACACCTTTGAAATTCTTTTCGTTACTGGATCCGGAACTCTGGCCATCGAGAACGTCCTGGCCTCTTGGGGCGGGAGTTTCGCCACGGATCCAGATGACGATGGTGAATTCATTAACCGCCTTCGCCGCCTCTGCACTTTCTGGGCGTCCGTTGGTTACCGACACCACCAAAAGATCCTCAATTGTTTTTGTTCATACGAGACCGCCGAGTCCCGCCCCACGAACAACCGGTCGGCCGCCCCAGGGCAAACCAAGTTCTATGACATGGTGTCCGCCTTCCCGTTCTACCCGATTCCGGACAACGCCTCTGTGTGGGTGACCGTGACCGGGAAAGCCCTGGGCGTTGCCCCCGGCCTATCGGTCATCGTGGTCAAGAAGGTTCTCCGGAACCTGTTCAAACAAACGGCGCTCGCCGGATCTGAACTGTCCCTACGGGACCGCATCAACTTCGCCCAGTGTAACGAGACACCCCACACTTCGGCCATTCAACTCTTCGCTCAACTGCGGTCCAGGTTGATGGAGTTCGACCTCAAGGAACACCGGCTGGAAATTCTAACCCGCCGCAAAAACATAATAGACGCCGTGTCAGATTTTCCCATGTCGATAATGGGGGAGGGGCCGGTCATCACTTTCCCCTGTGGGATGTTGTCTGAACGGTTCGCCGGAAAGTGGGGACTGTATCGGGGCAAGCGCGGGTATCAGGTGTTTCTGTGGTCCGGGAGAGATGAGGACCATGGAGATTTTGTTCGAGATCTTTCAAAAGGAAACTACTGATGAGATCCATAGTTGTCTTCACCGACCCCCGCAACCCGAACCGATGGCGATGGCCTTACGAGAAGGCCGAGTTCGAGAACTGCTTCGGGCCGGTGACCGAATATGGCATCGACGATCTGGTGTCCACCCTGAACGAACACCCCTCGGAGACCGTCGCCGGGGTCTCGGTCATCTACTGGAAACTCCACGCCGAACGAACCAACACCGAAGAGTTCACCAAGGCCCGCGCCCTGGCGTTGGAACTGGATGGGGTTGCGCCATCCATCAACGACCCTAACGGGTTCCCCAACGTTCATTCCAAGGACGTGGCCTGGAAGCGTTGGGCCGATAAGGATGTGCCGATCTCCAACTGGAGGTACGTCGAAGAGGAAGGCCCGACCGGACTCCCCCTCCTGGTACGGTTCAACAACTCAGTCTCTGGGGAGCATTCATACCTATGCCAGACCGGCGACGAATACCGGGACGCTATCGAGAATCTCAAGGGACCGGACACGGGCGATATCGAGCGTCGATGGGGACCGGACACGGGCGATATCGAGCGTCGATGGGGTCCGGGCCTCGGTCGGAAGATCGTGGTCCAAGAGTTCATCGAGACCGAACACCTGGGATACAGGCAATCACTCCGGATCATCGTGGCCGGGGACAAGGTTGTCACCGCCTACGCCCGTCTGTGTATTGCCCCCGACTGGGTGGCCATCACCGGCAAGTTCACCCCCGACATGGGCCACTCGTTCCTCATATTCCAACAACACTGTCAGAAATGGTGTTTGGCCAACGAGGCCGAAATCGTCCGGGCCGTCCATGTCCTGGGCCTCAACTTCCAGGGCGTGGACGTGATCTTCCGGGGCAACGGCGCTCCCGTATTCCTGGAAGTGCAACCGGACTTCTCCACAGGGAACCCCCGAGCCGGGGACAAACCTCCGTTCTACAACCCGTCTTACCCCGCCCTTGTAACGTTCCTCGAAGAGTCGAGGCCGATCATCGAGGCAATTTGCCCCATGTATACGCATTGGCTCAACAAGGAAACCTTGTTCCGTGAATGCTTCGAGGCGCTCGCCACCAACCTGGAGATCAAACCGAATGTCTGAACAACAACTTCTCTTCGTCGATGTTGACTCCACCCTGAACAACCACTGGAAGCGGATCCGGGAGTTTTCGTCCAATGGGATAATCAACCCCCAGGAGGCGTTTAAGAACACGATCACCGACCAACCGCTCCCACTCGCCAAAGAAGCTTTGGACGAGTTCGAGAACGCCGGGTGGAAGATCTTCATCCTAACGGCCCGCCCCTGGGATATGGAAGGGGAGGCCACCCTGGACTGGTTGAATTTCCATGGTTTCACCTTTGATGAAATCATCGTGGTCGAAGCCGCCGAACACAAGATGGCCGTCATCGGGGCGGATGAGATCCGTGGTTGCAGAACACCGAAGACGTTCCGCTTGTTCGTTGACGACTTCACCTCCGGTCAGGAATTCCAGATCCCGGTCCTCACCACCAGGATCTACGAGGCCGCCCGGCGGACAGGCGTCCCCACCGAACCCTTCCGGAACAACTGGGCCGATATCACCGAACGTCACCTGGGGATCATTCTCTAGCCATGAGCAAACGAACGTATAAGAACGGGTCGGGTCGCTGCCCGGTCTGTCGCCGGGTGGTTGGCGCGACAAAAACGGGTCGTACCTACCGCCACGGATACACTAAGGCGCTACGGTTCGCCTGTCGGGGGACCGGGCGATACCTGACCAACTGGGTGAAGACCACGCGACGGAGACCGATTTTCACATGGCCACAAGGCGAGACCTAGTACCGTTACTCCGGACCCTGTCCATCCCCTTCACAGAGATCACCGAGAAGGCCGTCAACGTCAATTGCCCTTTCTGTACGGGAAGGACATCCGGCCGCCGGGACTCAAAGGAACGTTGTGGAATCTTCTATTCCACCCTCCGGTTCCACTGTTTCCGTTGTAAGCGAGTCGGGCCTCTCTTCACCCTCCTGAAGATGATGGTGGGTCTGACCTGGACCCAGTACGAATCCTACCTGGGCCGAACCGAAACCGCCGACGAGGATCTTCCCCTGGCCGCCCGTGTGCGAGAACGCCTCCGTGGGTCCGGAGAATCGCTCCAGACGGCCGTTCACCCAGAGATCGACCTCCCAGGCCTTCCCGTAGACGAGGACGTGTGGGAGGTCTACCCAGAGATCCGGAGGTTCATCAGGGATCGAGACTTCACCCAGGACCACTGCCGCCTCTACGAGACCCACTACCCAGGCCGGAACGGGAAGCACGGCCACCGCCTGATCATCCCCGTCCACGACTACCAGGGGAAGGTCGTCGCCTTCCAAGGCCGGGACACCACTGGCCGCAAGAAGGCCAAATACCTCTCCGAAGGCCCGGTCGGAGAGTTCCTCTACTGGTCGCCGGTCATCGAACGGAGGGAGCCGATCTACGTGGTGGAAGGGGCCTTCGATGTCTGGAGGATGGAGTGGAACGCCGTGGGGTCATTCACCCATGCCCTAACCCTCGCCCAACGCCGCCAACTCGTTACCGATCCTCTGATCGATGAGGTGGTCATTTGTTGGGATTCTGATTCCTGGGACAAATCTTTGAGTGCTGCCTACTCCCTCGCTCCTATAATGGGCCGAGTGGGTGTTGCCCGCCTACCCGAGGGGGAAGACCCCGACAGTCTGGGTGGGGACGTGATCCGTGAACTTCCGATAAGGTGGATATGATTCAACTAAACCAACATCTCCAAGATTCAATCCTCCGGCTGGCCATCACCGATACCGAGTTCATCAAACAGATCCACGGCCAACTCGAACCCAAACACCTAACCTCTCGACTGGCCGACAATCTCCTGGGGATCTGTTATGGGTTTTACGAGGTCTCCGAGAAGGCCCCCAAGGATCACTTCCAGGACGAACTCTTCCGATTTTGCGCCTCCCTCCCCGAAGATGACGTGGACGAGCATGTCCTCTATGCCCAGAGGTTGGGGGAGATCCATCAACCCAACCGCGCCTATGTGATCAACCGCCTGGGTGACTTCATCCGCGCTCGTGTGCGTGAGGAGGCCCACCTGGGCGCGTCGGATCTCCTACAGGACGGGAAGTTGGATGAGTACGACAACATGATGTACGAGGCCCTGAGATCCGGATCGGTCCTGACCGACGATGGGATCAACTACACCAAAGACACCAAGAACGTCGGCCGCCCTGAGACCTCCGAGGTGATCATCTCCACCGGGATCCCCGCCATGGACAAACTGGTGGACGGGTTCCGCCGGGGGGAACTGATCGTCACTCTGGGAGGCTACAAAGCCGGGAAGACTTTCTGGTTGTCCTCCCTGGGGATCGACGGCCTGTCCCGTGGGAGGAACGTCCTCCAGATCTCCCATGAGGTTCCTGTCCATACCCTGGAGGCCCGGTACGATATGGCCCTCACCATGAGGGCGACAAAACACATCGGTGAGATCATCGACTACTGGGCCGTCCGCAACGGGGAACCCGAACAACGGGAGATCGCCCTTGAAAGCATCTACACCCAGGAGGGGATCACCGCGATCCTGAAGGCGCGTCGGACTATCGACCGCCTCGGTGGATCTCTCCGGCTGAAGAAGTACGCCATGGGCCAGTGTACCTGCGCGGAGATCGAACGATACATCCACTACCTCGAAGCCCACGAGGGGTGGACGCCGGATGTCCTCCTGATCGACTACATCGACATCATGGACCTCACCCCCCTGGCGCAGGACTACCGCCACCAACTCAACCGCGCCTACATCTGGGCCAAGGGCCTTGCCGACCGCCTCCAGATCGTAGTGGCCACCGTCTCCCAGGTCACCACCTCGGCGCTGGAGAAACGCCGGGTCTCTCAGAAGGACGTGAGTGAAGATCGCCGGAAGGTGGGAAATTGTGACCTGATGTTTGCAATCGGCCGCTCCAAGGACGATGTGAAGAACGGGATGGCCGCCTTCAACGTCTTGGCCTCCCGTGGTGACCGGCAGGGGGGACACGTCATGTTCTCCCCATGCTTCGATGTGGGCCGGTTCGCCATGGCCTCCTGGATGAAGGACGAGATCACCGACGAGATTGAATCTCATGGAGATGCCCATGGCGACACCGGATGATGTCAAAAGCCTGACTCAGGAAGATGTGGACTTCATCCTCGGACCGGATCGGTTCAAGACCAAGCCCAAACTCCACCAGGGGATCACCCTGGTGTGGGCCGCCGAGAACGAGGACCGCCGGATCATGTTGTGGCACGACGTGGGGACGGGGAAATCCCTGGCCGCCCTCTATACCATGGAGGTGTGGAAATACGAGAGACTTCTTGTCGTCTGTCCGAACACCGTGATCGAAGGATGGGGGGAACAGATCGAGGAACACACCGACCTGTCATACACCCTCCTCCAAGGAACCTCGGAGAAGCGCCGGAAACTCCTGGCTGAGTCCAAGGCCCAGGTCTGCGTCATCAACTACGAAGGCCTCCGCTCCCTCTTCGGCCGGTACGTGGGGAAGAGGAAGAAGGGAAGGAAACGCCCCTTCCACGTCGCCTATGATGTGATCGAGAAAGCCGGGTTCGACGGGTTGATCCTCGATGAGTGCCACCGCCTCCAGGACTCGAAGGCCCTCTCCACCCGGATGTGCCGTGAGTTGTCCCGAGAGGCCCGGAAGGTGATCGCCATGTCGGGGACACCCTACTCCACCTCGGAGGCGGATCTCTGGTCGCAATACGACACCCTGAACTCCGGCCGGGTGTTCTCGAAGTCGCGGAAGAACTTCCTGGAGGATTGGTTCGACGTGGACTTCTTCGGGAACGCTGTCCTGAAGGCTGGCGATCAGGAGGAGTTCCTCGAAGCCCTCGCCCCGATCACTCTCCGATACGACCGCGAGGAATGCTTCGACCTACCTCCCAAGACCTACGAGACCCGCCGCTGTGACATGACCAAAGAACAGAAGGACTGGACCCGCCGGATCATCGACGGGGAGTTCATCGTCACCGACAAGGGGGAACTCGGCCCTCAGGAGATCCTCCAGACCGGGAACAAGTTGGCCCAGGTTGCCGCCGGGTTCCTGATCCTACCCGACAAGTCCGTGGTCCGGACCGCCGGGAAGAACCCGAAGATCGAACTCCTCCGAGGCGTGGTCAAGGAGTTCAGGCCGGACGCCAAGATCATCATCTTCCACTCCTACCAGGAAGAGGCCCGGATGATCGAGGAGATCTTCAAGCCGGAACAGTTCGCCGCCCTCCGCTCCGAGGTCAAGCACAAACAAAACGAGATCGACCGGTTCCGTAATGACCCGGAATGCCGGTTCCTGATCACCCACCCCAAGTCCGGAGGGGAAGGTCTAAATCTTCAAGTCGCCACCGCCATTGTCTTCTTCGGCAACGGAACACACGGCGCTCCCGTGCGCACCCAGGCCGAGGGGCGGATCTGGAGACTCGGCCAGGAGAAGCCCTGTCTCTATCTGGACCTCCTATGCCGAGGCACTATCGACGAGAAGCGCCTTGACCGGGCCATGGACCTGGGCCAGACCGCCAGTAAGATCCTCGACTTCATCAGAGACTTCAAGGCGTAGCATTTCTATGGGCCGAAGTTTTTCTTATTTTCCTCTTGGCATCTTGGTTGGCCCACCCGATAATACTCTCAGTGAAGCAAACAACCGAACACGAAACACCCAACCGAAAGGCCTGACCATGAACAACAAGAACACCAACCCAGCCCTGAGAATGTTCATCGGGATCATCACCAACGAAGAGATCCAGTTGACCTACCGCCTCGACACCGACCTCCTCGACGCCACGAAGACCAAGACGATCCGCAACCGACGAGAGTACAAGGCCGCCATTGCCGAGATCATCACCGAGATCCACGCCCGGACCGTCGCGGAAGAGTTCGACCTCACGACGTTGTTCTCCTCCACCATCGACTTCCCTGAGGACTCCTCGGACAACCCGACGATCATCGCCCTGGCCAAGTACCTCCGCGATGGCGAAGAGGACGAGGGCGGCCTCCACAAGGCCCTGACTCCGACCGAGAAGGACGACGCCACGGCCGCCGGGACCATCGCCGCGATCATCGACGACAAGGAACAGTTCCAGATCCTCCGGGCCGGGATGCGAGTCCGGTCCTACGACTTCGGCCTGTCCCGCCCGACGTGTTTTGTCGAAGGTGTTCTGATGGGAATCACCGAGGAGAAGATCGAAGGTTGCCGCCGCTACCAGATCACCACGACCCGCCGGGTCTTCGACGGGAAGGACGTTGAGATCTCCCAGGCCGAAGCCCTGGTCCTCCCGCCCGTCAACGGGACTCAGGTGGCGTTCGGGTTCGGCGACGAGGTGATCACCCGAGGCGTCATCGCCATCTAACCAACACCACCAACCCCTCCCCCTCTGGGGGGCGGGGAGGAGACCATCATGAACACCCCCAACGAACTCCTCACGATCACAACCTCCAACGAAACGTTGATGAGGGTCGAGGCCTTCAGGTTCTGGGCGAAGGTCGAAGGCCAGATCTTCCCGACCGCTGGGAAACGTTACAAGAACACCGGGGCCGCCAAGGCCGCCCTGGCCCGCGCGGCCGCCAAGGGTTCCTGGCCCCTGGACACCAAGTGGGTGATCATGAAGATGGACAACGGTGGTTGGGTCATTGTCCTGGAGGAGATCCTCCTGACCGACTCCGTTACAACCCAACCCAACGCCGGGCCGGTTACGTTTCCCAAGGTGAGGACCACGATCACCTCGGCCAAGGAAATCTAAACCCAAAAATAAATCTGATTTTCCCCTTGACAAACGAACCACCCTCGCCGATAATACCCTCAGTGAAGCAAACAACCGAACACGAGAACAAGGGACACAGACATGACCATCATCGACCAGATCAAAACCAAACTCCCCGCCCGCTTCAGTAAGGGACAAGGCCTCCTCGGCCCGGAGTTCTACGGATGCTTCGGGACCGGGACTCGCCCCTGCATCATGAGAAGCCCCTACCGCCAATCCCCCACACACTATCTGGTCGGCCCGGAGTTGGCCCTGGACGATGTCAAGTTCCAAGCCGCCAGTGACCGGTTGGCCGGGAAGAACAAAAACGTCTACCGTAACGAGTACGGCCGGAAGGTCTTCGTCTGTCAAACCCGCACCACCGCCGTGAAGAAGTTCCTGGCCCTGTGTGTCGAGGCCGCCGACCGCAACAACCGGATGGCCAAGGAACACGCCGCCGTCAAGGCCGCCGCCGCCAAGGGCGACGTGAACGCCGCCGCCGCCCTCATCGATTACTAGGCCGACCTACCAACCCCCCCCACGCCGGGGGAGGGGACGAAAGGAACACCATGGAAGATCCCGGACAACTACTCTCTGGAAAGCCACATTGGATGGAGGGCATCCAGTGGTTTCGCGGAAGATTCTACTCCGAACTGGAGCGACTCCACCACACGCTGAAAGGTGTGGTGGGCGCGGACATGGCGTTGGTGAGGCATTGCAAGGAAGGGGGGAGGTCATCATGATCGAATGTCTTGTTGATTGCCAAACGGGTGGACGGTTCCCCACGTCCTTCTCGGCGGACTACGACACCGAGACCGAGGAGGTTACCCTCTCCGGCGAGTGGGGGGATCCTGAGACGGGGGAGGATCGTGTGATCCCCGCCGATCAAGTGGGGGAGGTCCAGGTGTCCGTGGCCGAGGGGGATAAGGCCCGGCTGATTGAGATCCTCTGTGAGGATTACCAGATCTACCAGGGGGGTTGATTTTCAACCCGAAAAGTTTTTTGAGATTGTCCTTGACATCCTGGGCGGTTCATCCGATAATACCCTCAGTGAAGCAAACAACCGAACACGAGACCAAGGGACACAACCATGACCAACCCGAACCACATCATCATCAAGAACGTTCACGAAGCCTTCATCACCCTGGGCCAGGATATGGAAGTCGCCGCCGACCGCCACGGGTTTGAGGCCTTCGCCTACCCCCAGAGCCGCTACTCCATCGGCCGCCTACTCGTTGGTGGCCGGACCGCCACCCTCACCATCGGTGAGATCAACGGTGGACTCCCCCACGTTTGCCTCCAGGAAGGCCTCCAGGTCATCGACCAGTACACCGTGACGAACGCCGCGCAGATGGCCAATATCTCGATGTTCCTCCTCGCCCAGTAAACCCAACCAGAAAGGGACTCAACATGAGATACTCAATCGCCAAAGCCCTGAAGGCCATCAACACCTTCCGCCGCCTGAACGGGGAGGCGGCCCTCCACCTGGACGAGATCCGGGAGATCCACCCATTCAACGTGGCCGGTATCCTGATCGTCCAGATCAAAACCCCCGAAGGTTCCTACGACTTCGACACCTCCGACCAGACGGCCCTACCGGCCTGAGAGAAACTTTCTTGATTTTCTTCTTGCGTACCTCACCGCCGCCCGATATACTGAACCGACGCACAAGGGACAACACAGTGATCACGACAAGACAAACAGAACTTGAAGCCGGTCGAACGAGTGGGTTCCCGTCCCTTTCCCATTCGTTCCCGGCTTCTTGTTTGTCTACCACCCAAAGGAACGCCCCGTGACCCAGACCACCGCCAAACCCGGAACCGAGGAACACCGTGAGTCGTACATGAAACTCGTCCACAAACAGGCCAACTACTGCTGGGCGAGAATGCCCAAACCCGGCGCGATCCAGTACGATGACATCGTCCAGGAGGGGATGATCGTATACATCAAACTGGTCGAAGACTTCGACCCGGCCCGTAGTTCGTTCATGACCCCCTTTCACACCCGCCTGGGCCAATGCTTCTCCAAACTCCTCGACAAGGCCATGAGGAAACGGGTCCGCACCATATACGAATACGACGTGGATGGGTTGACCGCCGCTGACGCTACCACCCCCAAGATCAGCGCCCTGTTCATCAACGCCCCGTCGAAGGACGCCTTGGCCTTCGCCGAGGCCATGGCAAACGGAGCCGAGGGCCTGATCATCCCGAACAAGACCAACCCCGTCACAAAGCGGAAACGGGTCTTCGAGTTCCTGGGAATCCCCCGCTACCGCCAGAACAAGATCCTCAACGAGATCCGGGAGAAGATCACGGGCCGGAAGGTCGCGCTGGCGTAGTCCAGACCTCCTCGACGATCATGGCCTGGGTGATCGGGATGTGGTAGGAATACCCAGGCCCATTGGCCGCGCGGTTGACCCCGATCAGTTCTCCCCTGGTGTTCAGGAGGGGGCCGCCGGAGAAGCCGCCCTTGATCGAACAATTGGTGGGGATCTGTGGATCCACCGTTGCCGAGGATACGTGGCCCGGTTGGGTGTGGGTGGCATAGACCGGCGGATCTCCCTCCCCCAGGGGCGGAACCAGACCAACCCCCAGGGAGAAGACCTTCTGGCCCATGGCCAAGGCCTCCGTGGATACCCGGTAGGGCCGCCAGGATGCCCCAGGATCAACGATCTCCAGGACTGCAAGGTCTGACAGGGGATCCCTACGGAATACCGTACAGAGCCGCTTCCCGTTCCCCAAGTAGATCTTCACACCGGTCACCCCTACCCACTTCAGGGATTGGAATGAAATGACGTGTTCACAGGTCAGAATCCACCATTTACCCCCCTCTTTCCGGACAACGGTCCCGGACCCACGAAAAATAGGGGATGCCCAGGCGTCCTTGATCTGGAAAGCGCACCACACAGGCACGACCCCCGATTGATCCGGCCACTCGGTGACCTGGACCTGTCGGGGAGGAACGTGGACCACAACGGTCTGGGGTGCGCCAGTATCGGCGCACCCCAGAACCACTACGGCGGTCAAGGCGAGAATGAAAAGTTTAGGCCTTCGTAGGTTCATTGTCTGTCTCCTTCGCCCGCTCCTCCAGTTGAGTCAGGAGGCGGTCGGCTTGTTCATCGGTCAGAGGCTTCACGCCATTCTTCAGGACTTCCTGGGCCGCCCGGACTTGCTTCCGGTTGCGGAGGTAGATTAGGCCGACGGCCGCCCCACCCGCGCCAAAGCCGGACGCGATCAGGGCCGCTATATCAGCCCAGGCCATTCCCTCGTCAATCCCGGCATTGACCCGGTCGGAGGCGGTGGGGATGACCGGTTGGGCCTGGACCCGGAGGAATGCTTCCTTGTTGATCGGGTCGAGGGGAACTAGGGGGATCTCCGGGAAACCCACCCAGGCCTGGACCTGGGCCGCCTTCTCGTGCGCGGCCGCCAGGGCCGCCGAGGCCTCCGGACCCTCCTCCAACTCCATGGCCTTCCGGAGATCCGTCACGACTAGGCCCGCCACTTGTTTGGTGGCCTCGCTGGGCTTCCATACGTTTTTCGAGTCGCCCCCGCCCCGGACGTATTTCCCGACCGCCTTGGAGGCCTCCTTGGCCTCTTTAACGAGCGCCAAGGACACCTCCCCCTCCACGGCCGCCTCGGCCTTGGCGAGTTCCACAGGGACCCCCTCAGAGGCCAGGACGACCTGTTGATCCGCGACGGGCCTGAAAGGGTAGGCGTCCGAACATGCAAATAACGCGATCAACGGGATTGTGAGAACAACGGCGAGGATCGTCAGCTTCTTCATGGCGTCATCTCCTTGGTCAGGTTTGCTGACCTGTTGAAACCCCGTGACCGGCCCAACCGGCGCGGGTGATTGTATACCCGTAGGCGCGAACCTTCCGGGCGAAATACTCACAACAACATTTGTCGATGTCACACCCATCGTCAGTCAAGACCGTATCGAACCACGGCGCGTGAACCCTTTCGAGGACATCCCGCCTCGCCCGCCAGAGTCCAGAATGAAACGAATCCGACCTCCCCCAGGTTCGGTTGAGATCCCCCATATCGTAAGTCACCCCCACCACGTCACCCTCGGCCGAGAACCAGGGTTGAAGTTCCTCGCCGAGGATCATATCGTTGTCGCTGAAGATGAACCAACCCACATCCTTCAGGACCGGATTCTCAATGGCCGCCTTGATGGCGAGATTGTAACACGTCTCGATGGGGTACTCCCGCTTCGAGTACGTCATGAATCGTTTGGCCGAGAGGCCCGCCTGGATCAACCACACGGGGATCGTCGGGTCACAGTGGCCCCGTGGGAAACAGTTGACGAAGGCCGCCGCGTTCTCGATGTTGAATTTTTCCTCTCCCAAGGTTCTACTCTCCTGTCCAGGTGATCGAGTTATCAGATCTCATCATGAACCCGACCACAGTGTAGGGTTGCCGGAAATCGTACCAGTCCGAATGGGCCGCCACGGTCGCCGCGTTGATTGTATACACGAATGTAAAATCCAAGGCCTGTTGGCTGGCAATACAAGTTGTGGTTGTGTGGCCGTGGGGATCATGTTCCACATAGACGTTCTTCATGAACGGCGTCCCACCAACCTCCATCGGCGCGGCGTAATCTCCGGTCTCCCCAACCGAGTCACTGGCCGCCAGACCGGCGGGGATTCCCCCCGTGTCACTCCACACGCCCACGGGTACACGCCCCCGCATATCAGGCGTCCCAAGGAGGCCATTACAGAACACCCACCCGGAGGGCATCGAATCGGAGGGGCCGTTCCACATCTCCAGGGATCGAGCCGCCACACCGTCCTGGACGGCCGATGGGGGATAATCGATCCAGGCCTTCCCGTTGGCGTCCATGGTGTAAGACACGACCATCCCGGAGACAACGTTGGGCGTTCCCCAGGATCTGCTGTTCGTATCACTTGGCCCGAAGATGAAGGCGGTGATCTCTCCGTCGGAATTGACCGGAGGGATCTGTTCATCAGTCATCGGGATCACCCGGCACTGGCCCGCCGAGGGGTAGATACTGGTGGACCAGTTCTGTTTTGCCAATGCGAACTTCCGCCCGGCGGGAACGTCCTTGAGGAAGAAATGGTCGTTGAGTGCATCGTTACCCGTGCGGGGGACATCGAAGATCCAGACCTTGTCCCCAGTGGTCAGGCCATGTGTGTCCTTCCCCAGTTCTCGGATATTGGTGGCCGTGATGGTATCAGAGTCGGCCGCCGCCGGGAAGACGGCGTCGAATACCGCAACCATGGCATCATCGCCGGATCCATCGGTGGCCGCATCCACCGGCTTGACGAAGTACCGCGCGTCGGAGTAGTCCGACGTGGATACCAGATCCGACGCGACAACCTCACCAAACCAACCCCCACCGGCCTCGTCCATGGTCAGGTACAGGCCCCCCGTGAGACTTTGTAGTTGGAGGGGGGCCGATACCCGGAGGATACTCCGGAGAATATGCTGGACCTCGTTCAGCCTCGCGGCCGAGAGGGGATCCCCTGACTTCCAGTCCGCCAATCTTTTTGGTTGAGTCGGCATTGGTTTACCACGTCGAAGGATCTAGGGTCGCTGTGAAGTCCGCCTCGGAATACATCGGGTTCCCGGCCTGATCCTCGATCCCGTCCCACTTTGAGGTGTCCGGCCTCCAGATCTGGTTCCAGATGGAGACGTGTTTGTAGGAGAACTTCAGGGTCACATTGTAGGCCGCGTCGGAGGCGTCGGCTTGCTGTTGTTCGTTGAGATCCGCACCCTCAAAAAGAAGTTTCCCAATGGGGTACTCGTACCCTTTGATGGTCACGGCCGTCGAATTGACTTTTCCGATGGTTGAGAGGATATCAGCCTTCGAGACGGTGTTCACTTTGCCGGTGATCGAGAGGGCCGCGTTGGGGAACACCCGAACGGCCTGGACCCCGGTCTTCGACAGGTCAGATTTCGGGGCGGTGGACCACTTGAATCCCTTACCCATCTGGAGGGCCTCGCCGCCGCTTTGCCAGTTCTCAGTCCAGTTGGCCCAATCCGTATCAACCGGCCGCTCCTCCGGTGTCACGAAGGTCGCCGGTTTGTAGGTGCATGTGAGGAGTGCTTGTTTGGGACCGCCCGCGACCGTGTTCGGATCTCCCAGGGGCCTGACCTTTACATCAGTGCAGACATCGTAAACGAACTCCGAGTGGAACGATCCCATGAACGACGAACGTATAGCAGTCCGATCACTCCACGCGCACCGATACGTTTCGGTGATCGTCTGGGCCGAGGTGGTGTGTCCCTCGGAGTACCCGTCCCATAGTTTGGTTGCATCACTCAGAACTGCTGCCATAAGTCACTCTCCTCAGGGGCCAAGTTTGGCCACGGCCTTGTCGGCCTTTTCCTTGTCCCACTTCCGGAACAACTCCATCTGTTCCTTCGCCAGTCCATAAAGTTTGACCATCGTAGAGTCTTGTTTGAAGGCCTGTTGTTGCGCCTGTTTCGAGACCGCCCCCAGTCCCTGGAACGATCCACCAGGAGCCGCCCCCTCGACCATACTGTGGTAGACTTCCTTGGCCGCCGCCGCAATCTCCGGATTGGCTCGTTCCTCTTCACTCATCCGATCATACATTTTCCCCCACCAGTCATCAGCCTCCAGCTTCCGGCGCATGTCTTCCGGGAGACCCTTCATGATGCCACTGGTCAGATCCTGACGCCAGGATCGGGACTTACCTTGTTTGTGATCCGCCAGGCGCTCCGCTTTCTTGGCGTTCTCCTCGGCCGTCCTCGCTTCAAGGTTGGCGATCTCGACGGCCTGACGCTTCTTGATGATGCCCATGTCCACGTTCAACTTCTCGGCGGACTTCTTCTCCTCGAAGTGGCGGACCTTCATCAGACCGAGTTCCCGTTTGTGTTTGTCTTCGACACCATTCCATTCAGACTTGACAAGGGCAACGTTCGCCTTTAGGTTGTTCTTCCCACGCTCGTCCGCGAGTTTCTTGGCTGCCTCGGCTTCCTCGCGTGTAGTATCTTTGGAGACCCTAGTGGCCAGATCCTTCTTGCGTTTCGCGCGGGACTTCTCGGCCTCACGCTCCATCGCGTCCTGTTTGTTGTACTTGTCGAAGACGCCCTGGGATTCCCCCGCTTGTCTCCCAAGTTTCTTCTTCTCCTCATGGAGTTCCTTCAACCTTTGTTTGGCGTAGATGTGGTCCTTCTTGGCCTTCCTGTACTTCCCGGTCTCGGACTCTCCACCCACGGCCGACCAAGCATCCCCCATATTGGTCCCAAAGGTAGATTGTTTCGCAACCCTCCCGGCGTACAAAGTCCTTGCGGCCCGCCGCTTGACCTCCATCGCTGTGAACTTCTCGATGTCCTTGTCAATAGAACCTCGACGCCGTTGGACTTTTGTGTACTGATCCTGGGCCTGACCCAGTTCCTTCTTCCGAAGGGCCTGGGCTTCTTGCCGTTGTTGTTCCACGAGGGCCTTGCTGTAGTCCTTGACGGCGTTCGTCTGCGCCTCCTGGTCCCCCGTCAACCGGCTTAAGATACTAGCCAACTTGGGATACTTCATCGAGAGTTCTGAAATGATCTCGGACACCCTCGCGTGCGCGGTGTAGGACCGGTCCTCGCTGTTGATGATGGACTCCAACTCATCCACCATTCCACGGGACTCGGCCTGTCCCGACTCCATCGCCTCCCGCTGGTCTTCCATGATGTCGGTCAGAGTTCTGGATGACTCAATGAACCCATCCATTCCCTTCTTTACGTCTCCCATGATCCCGTCGAACGCGCTCCACGCCCCCATCGAGATCGCAACGGCGGCGGCGATCCGGAGGATGATTCCAATCGGAGATCCCTGCATGACGGAATTCAACACACCCAGGGCGGCGGTGATCAGTTTGATGGTCCCAACCACGGCCAAGACCTTGATCCCGACCATGACGATCTTCTTGATCCAAGCCGCGATCTTGTCCGCATTCCTGGCGATGGCGCGCGTGAGGCTCAACATCCAGTCTGAGAACTCTCTCATCTCCGGCATCAACGCTTTACCCACGGCCCGGAGGATCTCAAAGAAGCCCTGTTTCACTCGGTTTAACTGGAAGGACAATGTCTGTTGCCGTTTACGGAAGGCGTCGGTGGCCATCCCTCCGGCGTTCATTTGCATGGTGAGATCCGTGGCCAGCCCGGCCGCGTCACCCATGGCCGCCGCTACGCCCTTCAACCCTCTAATGTTCGGAAACATGGCCGCCACTTGCTGCGCGGTGGCGTCCTTCAGTCCGAGGAGTATCTTCTGTAGGCCTTCGGCCCTCAGGGTGGCAACATTCATCTCTCGTCCATACAATTCCTTGAAGACCTTCTTGGCCTCGGTGGCGGGTTTCAAGAACGAACGAAGAGTTCCCTGGATGGCCGTCATCGCCTGATCGGCCGAGATGCCCGCGCGTGTGATGGTACTGACCGAGGCCAAGAGTTCCTCCAAGCTAAGACCCGCCATGTTGCCGGTGGCCGCAACCTTACCGATGGAGGAGGCCAACTGGCCGAACGTGATCTTACCCCGCTTGACGGTGGCGAAGAGTTTGTCGGAGATGTCCCCGGCCTCGGCCGCGTTCATGCCGTAGGCGTTGAGGATGGTGGTGATGGCGTCGGCCGCCACACCAGTGTCGGTCAGTCCACCGGCGGCCGCTCTGGTTGAGACCTCCAGGACTTGCATAGCCTTACCCGGTTCGACCGAGGCCGAGAGAATGTCGTACAGACCCTTGGCCAGGGTCTGGGTGGACTCGCCGTAGGTGGTGGCCAACCGACGAAGGCCCTTCTCGTAATTGGCGAGGTGGTGCATCGACCCCTTGTCCAACATGGTGTTGACTTCGGCCAACTGGGCCTCGAACTTAGCCGCCTCACGGATGGCCAAGGCCGCGAACCCACCAACGGCCATAAGCGCCCTCTTGGTGTGTCGCCCAATCTGATCGGCCCCCGCGCTGATGGTCTTCATGTTGGCGTGAAGTTTGCCCATCGCGCCCTGGACACGGGCCAGTCCTTTGGTCGAGAACTGAACATACAACTCGGTCAACTTCGACGCCATGGGAAACTCCTACTAGCCTGGAATGAACACCGGGGGTCTGATTCCTTTGTCCGCGATCTTGGCCGCGATCTTCCGCCGGTCCTCCTTCACGATTCGGCCTTTGCCGTCGGGCGAGTTCATGTGTGAGAGAATCTCGAACACATCACCCAACCTGATCCTGAACTGGGACGGAGTCAGGTCGAGGATGTCTTGGAGGGAGAACTTGTAGTGCCACTGGAGGAGGGAGACGCAATAGTCCCACCGGAAGGTGTCTCCCCCTCCGGAGGGTCCGCCTCATCACCGTCCTCTTCGAGATCCACGTTCAGGCCCTCCTGGAGGGCCATCAACTTGTCGAGATCCTCGTCGGCCACGACCTCTTCGATCTGGGACCATGTCACCTCCGGATGGTTCCGGCGGATGGATCTCCACAACATGTACGAGATCCCCTCCGGAGTGAGGAACTCTTGCGCCTGCTCGAACTCAGTGATCACCGCCGACGACAACTGGACCACAATGGATCTCTTGTCTTCGGCGTCCAGGGTATCACCGACTCCCTCCAAGGCAGCCCTGATCCGCTGACCCCGGACATGGCCCCGGAAGTCCTTCCAGTCCCCCATAGTCAAGGGACTCATCTTGTACACGTTCCCACCGAGTTCCACTTCCAGTTCACGGCCGAGGGCCTCGTCCAGGTTGTTGCTTGTCTTCGACATCGTCATCCTCTCCTAAGGTTGGGAGGTCCAGGGTTACGTCCCGACGCCTCGCATCAACTCCGTCCCCTGTAGCGTCAGGGGTTCTTCGACCAAGGCCTCGACGGAGGTGGACGGGTTCACACCCGTGACCTGCGCCCAGCCGGTGTAGTACTTCACGTTGCCCTCGTCCAGGAAGAACTTGACGATGGTCTTACTGCCGACCATGGTTATGAAGTCCGACGTGACCAGGGTGGACCAATGCCTCTCGGCCGACCCAGTCCAACCCTTGAGACCGGCGCAGAACGACCGCCATCCGGTGGTGGAGAAGTCGGTGTCGTCAAGGGTCTCGGAGGAAACCTCGAAGGCCCAACTGTAGAACCCACCGGCCTGAATCATGTTGGGGTAATACCGGTAGTCCGCCGTCACGAGATAGTCACTGGTTGGGGCCGTGGAGAATACGATCCGGCCGTCGGGCGAGAACGTGAAGTCCGCGCCCCTTTGTTGGCTGACCCCACTGACCGCCACGGTCAGGAGATCGGGGTCGTCCTCGACGTTCTCGTTCACCAGTGCGAAGTCGGTGGCCGCTCCCGTTCCCGTACCTACTGCTTCGGCCGAGATGTCGGAGTAGACCGACGCATCACTGACAATATAGAACGCCCCTACATATCCTTTGAGCGCGGTCATGTGACCACCTCCTGTGTCAAGGGGCCAGAGTGGTTTAGAAGTACGTCAGATCCGACGATCCCTGGATGTTCAGGGTCTGGGTCTCGACGCCCTCGACGCCGACCGACGGGTTCCAGCCGGTGATCAAACACAGGCCGGACAGGCCGTTGGTGGCGTTAAAGTAGAACCGGCCGGTGACCTCGCTCCCGACATCGGAGGGCTGGATCATATTGGTCGAATCCACGTAGAGTTCCACGCTGCCGTCCCAGCCTTTGAGTCCGGCCAGGAACTTCCGCCACCCGGTGGTGGTGAAGTCGGTAATGTCGTTGGTTTCAGCGGAGAGGTTCAGTGACCACGAGTGTGTGGCGTAGGCCACATCCGAGTCCACAACCAATCCGAGGTCAACCTGTCCGGTATAGCCTTTTACTGCCGCCATTTTGCACGCCTCCTAGAGAAGTTCGATGGTGTAATCAATGGTCCGTTGCCAACAATCATCCAGGCGGGTCGGGCCGGTCCCACCTGAACGGACACAACCGACGTGGGTTGCGCCATCAAACGACAAAATCTGGCGGTGGAAGAGAAGATCAACATCACTGGCGATGATCTCGATGGCCGCCGGATTGTGTAGCGTATCCTCGAAGATCGAGACCTGGACCAGGACTTCATCCCACGACGTGTTCGGGTCGAACACCATCATCGGGGAAGGCCCACCCACAACGTGATACGTGATATAGGGCATCCCCACCGTTCCGTCCGGGGGAACCTCGTCGAAGTAGACATCAGACGACAGTGTGGCCGACAAGTCACTGTCGGCGTTGATCGTTGCCGGGATGATCTTCAGTATCTGTTGAAGCATGTTTTCCTATCCAAGTAATCGGCCTGGGGAGATCCAAACTTTACTTTTTTCCCTTGGCAAACATGGCCACGATCTTACCTTTCACTTTCATCAGAGCCGGACGCATGAAGGGCCTGGGTTTCATTCGCCGGGTTCCCAGTTCCAAGGGTTTCGCATACTTCACATTAGTTCCCACCCTAGCAATCGGGAGTTTAGGGTGAAACCACGTTGTGATCGACCGCCGAAGACGGCCTGTCTGGACACGAGGAACCTCTCCCGGCTTGGACCGGTGGGAGTTAATCTTCCCGACCTTCTTCCCGGAAAGGGGATCCTCCATGGTTCGTTTAGTCCCCCGGCGGGGCCGCGCAAAGCCGGATTCTGTCCGGCCTCCCTTCTTCATGGAGAGTTTGATGGTCTGTTCATACAGGAAAGCCGCCTCAATCAAACGTTTCCTGGTCCAATCGAGGATCTCCCATTTCACCTTTTTTCCGTACCACACATAAGGCATATCAAGTCACCTCGGGATCCACCTGTCGGAGCATGATCTCCAAGTGGGACCCCATCAAGTCGATGTTTCGCACGACGTGGATCTCGTAGGTGATCCCGTCAACCACAATTTCATCATCCCTAGAAATCGTGGAGTAGTCGGTCCCGTCGAGAGGAACGAAACCTTTGTTGGTCACCACAGTCCGTTCCATGTTGTATAGGCGGTGTTCATCACCCTTAATGGGCGCAATCCGAATCGGCATATCCGTGAACTTGGCGGTGTCGGTCTCAACCCAACCACCGTACTCGTTCCGGACGGACCGGGTCTTCGAGTTCACCGTAGCCGTCTTGTTGCATAGAGATCGGACGCTCATGGATCACGCTCCGTAAATCATGGGCCGGGAATAGGGTTGAGTCTTCAGGGGCAACATCGAAGTCTCGTAGACGGCCTTGACGGACGCCACGGCCTTGTACCGGTAGTCGCCGATATCCTCCTCCAACATCGTCATATCCCGCTTGGCTTGGCGGAAGACCAGGGCGGTGAGTTCCGAACACGCCGACCGAAGGGGTTCAGGGATCTCGCTCCGCAAGTACCCGGCCGTGTAAGTGACGAAGACGTTCTTGGTCCCCCCGGTGAACCCATAGGATGAAAAGACGACCGCCTTCGGTGAGTTGAAGATCTCGTACTCGGTCTCACACTCGTCAGGGACTTCAAAATCCACGGCCCGGTTCAAGGCGCTTCTGGCCGGTCTGGCCAGGACCTCGGTCACCGGATAGTTCCCGTATCCGGAGACCACGCTGGTCCCCCATCCACTGACGGCCTCGATAGCGGCGGCCAGGAGGGTCAGGGTTGCGTAGGACGAGAAGAGGAACTCGGTGGCGGTCCAGACACCGACCTCGGCGTGTCGGAGGCGTACACGGTCGCTCCGGACCTCCACAGTCGCGTGTGTGCCTGTACCTGTGTACGTGACCGTGCATGAGGCCGCGAAGCCCACCGATAGATTGTCCACCCCGACCAGGGGCCAGTTGTCCAGGAAGAGATGACACCCACCATCCCCATCGTGGGCCTCGTTGGTGTAGGTGGCCTGGACGATGTCACATCCCACATCGTTCCGGATCACCTGGGAGGCCACGGTGATCAGTTCGTCGATCAGGCGGTCGTCGGAAGTGTCGGACTCCGGGATCTGGAGGTATCGTTTCACCTCCGCGAGTTGGGCCAGAGTTTTGGTTGAGTCTAGGGCCATTAGAACAACGCCTCCTGGATGTCAACCGTCACATCCTTCGTGAAGAACACGTCCTGGTTCGCGTCGGAGACCTTGAACTCCCCGACGTAGATACCGTAATTGTCGCTGATCTCGGTCCAGTCCGAGGCCGAAGGTGTGATGGTCACCCCACCATCCGAGGCCGGTGTACCAACCGTGATGTCCGAGTCATTCCCGGATCCACCTGTGTCCCGGTCGAAGTAGGTGGAGGAGGCCCACTCCGAGGCTTTCAAGCGGAACCACACCCTGGCGCTCGTGAGATCCACGGCGTCTCCGCTGGAGTCACTCAGAGTGAATGACCAGTCCCGCGTGTCACCTTTCTTGATCTGCAAATCCACACTCATGATCTACTCCTCGACCGAAACGGTCACTGTAAAGCCCTTCCGGCCCACGCTTCCGGACGTACCCCCGCGCCCGGCCGTGCCTGTCGTACCCCCACGTCTGGACGATCCAGACGTGGGACACCGCTTCGCCGATCCCGCTGTGGCCCACCGTCCCACGGTCATCCCGATGGACATGGTAGGAACAACATGAGACGGTATGGTGAACCCACCCAGAGGAAGAATGATCCACCCAATAGGTCCACCGAGGTAAGACATTAAGTCACCCCCGTGACCGGGACGGCGGTGGAATCACTGGTGAGGGTCTTGGTGAACAGAGGGGTGACCCCGTCCGTTTGGTAGATCGTCCACGTCAGGCCACTCCTGGACGACTCCAGACCACCCAGGACCAAGACGCCCAGACTGTGGGGGGTCAGGCTGCCAACGACATCGCTGACCGAGGTGATCAGAACGGCCTGGGCGATGGCGTCGGAGGTCGGGACCGTGGCTTGGAAATCGGAGGCCGGGGTCGTCAAGGATCTGGTGGTGGAGGCCCAGACATCAGAGGCCGCGTGGGTCGAGAACCCGGTGGACATGAAGTCGGAGGCCGGGGTCGTCAGGGTCCGAGTCCCACTTACCCAGACGGCGGTGGCGTTGGCGTCAGACGATGCCCCATAGTAGTCGGAGGGGACACTCAACGCTCTGGACCCCGCCGTCCAAACATCGGCGGCCGAGTGAACACTGAACCCGGTGGCCATGTAATCGCTGGACGGGTTCTCAATCAACCGGCCACTGGCGGCCCAGACATCGGAGGCCGGGGCGTGGAAGTCCGAGACCGGGGTCGTCAAGGTCCTGGAAGCGCTGGCCCAGACGGCGACCGCGTTGGCGTCCGAGGTCGGGACCGTGGCCTTGAAGTCACTGGCCGGTGTGGTCAGGGTTCGTGTTCCCGAAGACCAAACATCAGCGGCCGAGTGAACGCTGAACCCGGTGGCCTTGAAGTCACTGGCCGGGGTCGTCAGGGTCCGGGAAACATAGGCCCACACACCGGCGATTGTGGCGTCCGATCCCTGGATCCCGTAGTAGTCGGAGGGGGTGGACAAAGCGCGTCCACTGGCGGCCCAGACATCAGACGGCGGGACCCAGTAGTCGCTGGCCTCTGTGGTCAAGGTCCTGGAGGAGGCGGCCCAGGTATCCGACGGAACGGCGTGGAAATCACTGAGGGGAGTCGTCAAGGTCCGATCCGTGTTGGTCCAAACATCGCTCTGAACGTTGGATCGGGAGACGGTGTAATCGGATACGGCGGTCCCGGTACTGGTGTCGGTCACCTCGGAGGAGACTCCGTAAAGTTTGACCGCCGTGGTGGCCGTGCCGGTGATGGTGATCGGTCCACAAACACCGACCTGTTGGATCGTACCCGCACCGGAACAATTGAACGTAGCCTCTCGGAAGATCCCCCGAAGTTCCACGCTCGCCCCGTTGGTGTTGAATGTCTGGCCACCCCCGCCATCCGTTTCCACGGTAACGGTGCAATCCGAAGACAACGTTCCCGCGAACCCACCATGACCTCCCCGGTAGTTGATGCCAGTTGTTCCCCGCCCGGCCCAGGTGAAGTCCGGAGTCCCCGGATCGGGGACCAGGGAAACGGGGTTGATGAAAGTGTAGTTGCCGTCCTGGCCTCCAGTGAATAGGCCGTCACTGACACCGAACCCACAATCCCTCCACTCGCCAGGGGGATAAGTACCCACGCCAAAACTGCAATCATGCCACCCAGGTTCATCCGTGGCCGTGGCCGTGCCGAAGACGTTCGCGCCCTGGGTGTGGAGGCCTGTGATGACCTGACCGTTCAACTGGAGGGTCCAGTTTTGCCCCTCCAAGGTGAAGTTCGTCAGGGAATCCGACGGGACGATTGTGTTCCCGTTGGCGATACGGAACTTGTTGAAACCGAGAGATCCGTTCAGGGTTTGCCCGGCCACCCAGGTGCAAGGGTTCCTTGCAGTTCCGTCCACGTCCGCGACCGTGTTTGTGTTGCCGGAGTCCTCGTCAATCCAGATCGCTCCTAGTTGGTAGCCGGTGTTGTCCGCTTTGCTCGTCTTACTCCCGAACATGTGATCGATGGACAAGGTGGCCGAGTTCAACCCGGTCCCGTAGAATCGGAGGGCGACCTTCCCGGCGTCAGCCCCGGTCATGCCATCGGTAGTGTACACGGTGACAGTTTTGGGGGTATTGACTGACTGGGGGATCCCGGTCAAGGTGTCCCGTTGTTCCCACGTCGGCGAGGCAATCGTCCCCGTGTTGACCCAGATGGTCAGGTCATCGTTCAGGCCGTTGGCCCGGCCCAGGAACGTGACGGAAACCGGGACGCCATCGCCCTCGATGTCGATCAGATAGTAGACATCCAAAGTCCCGCCATCATCGCTGATCTGGTGGAGGGTTCCGTCCGGCGACTTGGTCGCGTCTTCGTCATTGACCTCGCCCGTTCCCGTGGTGATCACAAACCCGTTCGGGGCCGCGATGACCGGAACATTGGAGGCCGCGCCTACGTTGGCGATCCCGGTGATCTGAGACTGGGGGGCGGGGTAGGTCGGGCCGTTAAGGCCGGTCGTGTCGTACTGAGACTCCAGGGCATCGGCCGCCCCGGCGTCCGAGGAGATCTGTACTGTGTTGGCGTCGATCACCCCGTCCACAATGTTGAGATCCGACCACGCCGGGGGCATCTTGCTGGCCAAGACAAATCCGGTGGCCATGAAGTCGGAGGCCGGGGTCGTCAGGGTTCGCGTTCCCGAAGTCCACACGTCGGCGGCGGCGTGGGTCGAAAATCCAGTTGCCTTGTAATTGGCGGGAGTACTGAGTTCCCTGGACCCCGCCGTCCAAACATCGGCGGCCGAGTGAACACTGAATCCGGTGGCCATGAAGTCTGAGGCGGGTGTGGTGATGGTCCTGGAAGCGCTGGCCCAGACGGCGACCGCGTTGGCATCACTGGTGGGCGCGGCCCCGGCCGAGGCGGCGGCCCAGGCTCCTAGAGCATCGGAGACCACATCCCCGGCGGACTGAAGGAAGTCAGAGATGTGGGTAACGTTTACATCCCAGGCGTCGGTGTCGCTCATTGAGGAGTTCCACCGATCCGCCGGAACCACCCGGCCGATCTCGATCACATCGGCGGTCGAGATGGAAACAATGGTGGCTCTGAGTTCAATCTCGGCCCTTGTTCCAGGGATGGCGACATCAGAGACGGTGACGGCCCAGGCGTACTTCCCAACGGCGTCACTGGTAATTGTGACCGTGGATGTATCGGAGACGCCATCGAAAAACACAACCCCGGTGGGGGTAGCGTCGGCGGCGACAAGAGCGCCATCGGAGTTCGTGGTAGTGAACCTCCCACCTTCCGCTCGTCCTGGTTTCGTCCACATTAGCCAGTTCTCCCGAGGAGTTTTGAACCTATGCCAGTAAATCCATTACCACCCCCACCACCGCCACCAGCATCTTCATGTTGCAATGCACCGATGTCGAGGAAGCCCGTGCCGCCATGAATCAACGCACCAGGGAAACCAGCCGCTCGACAAGCTGCCCCCGCGCCCGCTGTATCGTTCAGAGAGAAGTCACCGCTCGCTGCATTAGTAAACGGGTCGCCGGTCAGAGTCGCTGTCCCAACCGCGCTAGGCGCGTTCTTGGTAGCCGCTACTCCGTTCGCTCCGTATGCGTTGTTGCGTAGGACGAGGTTTCCTGGGCCGTCGCATTCGATCCCATATTGGTTGTTATCGTAGAATATGCAGTTTGACACAACTCCCGCTGTGTTGTCCACGTAACGAATACCGCTTCCACCAGTGGACCCGTGAAAGACGCAATTCTTGACAATGCCCGCAAAGTTGTTGTAGTAAACGATGTCGCCCGATTGACCGTACCCAATGCATCCGATCAACGACAAATCTTCGCCCGCATCCACAACCCAACCGTTCGTTCCGCCCTTCGCGACACAATCGACGCACGCAAATTGTCCGCCATAAATCAGCGTCCAACATGGCCCATCCCCACTCTTTTCGACATAGCAACCCTCCCAATAATTGCCGGTCCGCCCTTGACCGTGTACGCCCGTCCCCGTGCTGACCTTGATATAGATGTTGGAGAAGTTGAGGTAGTCCGGGCCGTATAGGTAGATACCGTTCCCGCTGGTTCTCTCGATATACAGATTCTTAACTGTTAGGTATCGAGCGGACCCAACGGACGAGATAACGATACAATTAGAGGTCGTTGCGACGTTCTTGGGTCGATTCCCGTTGGGGCATCCGTCACCAAAGGTTGTTTCGTACCCCTCGATCATCAAGGGAATATCGACTGACATAGCGGGCGGCATGATCGAATTATCCGACCACGCCGTTGCGCTGTACTTGATGTTGATTCGCGGGGGATCGGCGGCGCTATTCACAAATCCGGTCGTAATCGTATCCTCTATCCCATGCTGCCACGTAGACCACGCCCCGCCGACGTTGACGTTCTTATTAGCAGCGCCCAATGCAACCGCAGGCGTGACAGTCAGCACTTCTCCTGTGATGTTCGTGATGCGGGCGAAGTCCTTGGTCCCCGCCGTGTCGAAGCAGATCCAATCGTCTACCGATGCAGTTGCCCAGCCTCCAGCGTTATTGTCTGTAATGGAAGTACCGGCTCCATCGGAAGTGCAGTCATTGCTAGCGTCAACGGGACCATCATTGACCCCGAGATTGGGACCACCGCCATTCACATCGGAAGCCGCCGATCCTTTCGTAATGACGAAGTCAGCATAAGCCATTAGG